ATGAGTACCAAGAAGAATATCACCATAGAGCAGTTTTACAACGAAACCAGGAAGCTGGTAGAAGCGGACCCCCTGTGGGAGCAGCTTAGCCGGCTGGTCGATTATTTCTCGCCGGATTCCATCTACTGGGACGTGGAAACTCTGACCGACTGTGGGTTCGATGTGGTCGCTACGACCACATTCGGATGCAATGAAGGAATTTATTGCGACATCAGGCTCCTGGGAACTTATACACACGGGGGAAAGAAAAAGATGCTTCCTTTTGCGACCATCAAAACGCTGGGCACCCAGAGGGAAGACTACCTCAAGATCTCCTGCCTGGGAAATCTGTTCTGCTACTATGCGATGGACTTTGTGAGCAGGCATCTTGACCTGTTCGTACAGTGAGGAGGGAGCAAAATGTTGAACCGTCCTTGCTGGGATCTCATTAAAACGGCGATGGTGGATGAGCTGAGACTCTCCCCGGCTGATGAAAAAGAACAGGCACTGTCTGACCTGCGTATGGCGGCCTTGGAACGGTTGTGGAGACTGATGGGAGGATATGAGGAACGAGGTTTTATTGAGGCCTTGCTGCTCCCTATCTGTGAAAGGAAGATCCAGTTCATCAAGGCAGCCACTACGAAGGCAGACTTGACCAAGAACATCTTCAACCACAGCGCGCCCAGGTATAGCGGCGGTTGCTTTCATGAACCCAAGTATTATATTCCTGAAGAGGAATTGGTACAGTGGTCCATGGCATCGCTGAAAGGGCCCCTGGAGCCGGAAGCCAGCGACCGGTTCCACAAGATTTTCGCTCAGTGTTTTCCAAATCGAAATGTTGAAGCCGACTAGTGCGCACAAAACAACAATGCGCGTATAAAAAAGGAGAATTTTTTATGAGTAAACTGATGATGCCACTTTTCTATAACGGCATGTTTAATAAAGATGGACATAAGATGCGTGCGGCCCTGGTGAGGGAGGTTTCTGACGGAACCAGCACCTACCGTCTCTGGCAGGGAGCCGGGAAGCCGGATGTGGAATATCCCCGCGCCCAAAACGACACCTATCTTCTCCATGTAGAGGTGGGCGATTATCTAGCGCCGCTGCGGATAACGGAATTCCAAATGATTGACAGCTGCGGCTTCCCGGCTGCCGTCCAAAATCTCTATGGTGGGAAAGAGGAGCGCCAGAGGCGCTTTGGCGATCTTCGCACAAAGGAGAATGCGGATGATCTCATCCGCGAGATGATTGCCCGGGAACAGGAGGAAATCACCCGCTGCGGCGAAGATCCTGTCCGGCAAGCCGCCTACATCAAAGCGATGCTGGATGATAAGGTCGATACCTACCTTCGTGCTAAGGAAAACGATGGAGATTCGTTCCCCGATTTTATTGGGGCAGCTGTTTTGGACGATCTCCCTACCTGCACGGTCCTTGCTCAGAAGCATCGAGAAAAGCGCCGGAAAGCAGAGGAAGAACGCCGCCGGAAAGCGGCCGAAGAGGAAAAGCTGTTTTGTGAAGGGATGAACGCCAAGGCCGAAGAGCAGATCTCCAACGCAATCTTGGCGGTCAAAAATGGCGGTACAATCTCGAATGAGCCTGTGGTATTCTACCGCAGCCAGTACGACCGCAGCAGCACGGTACTTGTCAACTGCCTCCTCCGGCGGTATAATATCCCTACTCCCATCAAGACCCAGGGTTGGATCAATGAGAAATTGATCAGCATCACGGTCAAAGACGGGCGGTGCGGGGATCTCCGCTTTTGGAAGGCTAAAGGTGGCCGGTGTTCCGAAAAAGTATGGGACTGTCTGAATGCCCTCGTTCGTGCGATCCTGGAGGAAGGAGCGATGGCGTCGTGAGATATTTTCTGGCATATCGTGAAGCCAATGGGCGGGATTTTAACGGCCTTCCATGGGTGGCAACAACGACGGAAGATGACTATCGGTCGGATGCCCGCCATTTGCTTTGTGGTGGATACCGGGATGTGATCCCTTTTGCAGTGGATGGTTTTCGCTGGGACGGTGACACCTTCACCTGGGAGGATGTATTCCAAAATCAAATTGGGCTGTAAAAAGCCGGTATTTTCCTGACAAAAGCTCCGCTTCGGCGGGGCTTTTTCTTTTTAATAAAGGTAAGCCAGAAAAATCAGTTAGGTAGTTGACACGATACAAAAAGCGGCATATACTTCAGGTATTCCATGAAAGTATCCGCTGCCCACCGAGGCAGTAAAGTAAGGCCTCCTGTTCATGCTGACAGCTGGCCGGTGTGAAACCTAACGGCACGATTGCGCCCTTCTGGGCGCGACCGTGCCTTTTTTATTGCCAATTCAAGGTTAGCTTCCCTTTGGTCGAGGGAGGCCGCCTTTTTACATAGAGAAACGAAAATTAACCAGAAACGAACAACAGGAGGAACATTCTATGGCTACGACAATGACAATGGTGAATTCCTGCGCGATCACCGAGACAGAATCCCGGTTTGCAAAAGCATATCAGGACAGGTTCTGTTACGAAACCAACGATGAAAGCGCCTTCTTGGCAGCGACAAAGGTGCTGGGCGCCGCCCGCTCCACCGGCACAGTCAAGATCAAAAACCTGATTTTCAGGGCAATGCCGACCGCAGAAGAAGCGAAGGAGAGGTTTGAGAACGACGAGGTACTGCAGACGCTTGCCTATGACAGCATCGCAAACGGCACCAAAATCTTTCTGAGAGCCAATGGTCAAACCTTTATGCTGCGGGATACCGCCCTGGCGTCCATTTACGACCGCCTGCGGATCTCCGGTGATGCGCTGAACGCACTGCCGCCGGAGATCCTGGCAGCGCATCTCAATGACTATGCGGATTTCACCCCAGGTGAAGGGCTTTTGATCTTCAACAACGGCAAGGTTGAAGCGATCCTGGGGAGGAAATACAACCTTATCCCCGCCGAAGATCTGATGGAAGCAGCAGCATCGTATTTTGCATGTGAAAAGCCTGCAAAATTTGTGAAGGGTAACTACACGCACAGCTATACCAGCGCCACCTGGCAGCTGGGGGAGTGCAAGGTAGAGATCCCCTTCGATGCCGCCTCACGGGATCTGACCTATGAGCAGTCGGTTTGCATCAGCACTTCCGACAACGGGCGCAAGGCGATCACAATTTCGCCTCAAATGCGCCTGACGGATGACCGCTATGGCCTGAACTACTGTATGCCGCTGAAGCTGGAGCACAACGGGAATACCAGCCTGGAAGAATTCGAGAAGTCGCTGCGGCTGATCGACAAGCGTTTTCAGGATTCCGGCGAGTGCATCAGGAAACTGGTGGAAACGGTACTGGACCATCCGGCGACTGCGCTGCTGGCCATGCTCAAATTTCTGAAGATCCCGGCCAAATACGGAGCTCCCGTATTTGAAAACCGGAAGATCATTTGGGGAGAAAGGCCGCAGACAGCGTATGATGTGTACTCCTCCCTCAGCGAAGTGCTTTCCCTTCTCATGGGAGAAAGCGAAAACCCGAAGGAACTGGCGGAATATCGCGAGAGATTCGCCCGCGCCCTCAAGTTTGATTTCGCCGGTCACGATCTGCCCGGGCAGTATACCTATAATGATAAGTACATTGGACGGAAGGGTGTGTAAACACCCTTCTTTGTTTATCAAGGAGGATTTCCTATGGCAAAGAAGAAAACAACATATCCTTTCACAGTAATTCTGGAAGACACCGAAAAAATCCCTCGGGGAGTATGGCTGAAAGAACGCAAACTCGCCGTTTGTGCTTCCGATTACCCTGCTATTGTCGGCCTGTCCGGGTTCAAAACCCCAGTAGACATCTATGAGGATAAGGTCGATCCGGAAAAGGTTTCTGAGGAAGTCTCCCTGGAAACCAAATACCGCTTCGATATTGGCCACGCTTTGGAGCCGGTCATGCTGGAAACCATCGGCCGTGAGATCGGCGCCGTCCCCATCCGGGATAAGCGCATGGTGGAGAGCACTCTCTACCCTTATATGCGTGCGGACATTGACGGCCTTTTCCTGATGAAGGAAGACCGCGTTATTTGCGGGACGGAGCTTCAGAAAAATGAGATGGTCCTGTTTGAGGCAAAGACTACCTCCTTCTCCAAGTATATGGAGTATCGGGAGCAGCCGGATCCGGCGCATGTCGCCCAGAGCAAATTTGGAATGCTGGTGCGAGGTCTCAAGCACTGCATCATCGGTTACAGCTGTGGGGGAAATAACCTGAGCACAGATCTGACCTACCACCTTTGTGAGTTGACGGAAGAGGACGAGGAGACCATTCCCCTGGTTGTGAAGGACTTCTGGGAGGAACATGTTCTCAAACAGATCCCTCCTTCCCAGGCGCTGGGGCCTCATGCGTCCGAATTTAAAAAGGCATTGATCCGGCATTACGGAAAGACAGCAAGAAATGATGGGAATGTGCTGAAGTTCCCCGTCCACATGGCCGAGATCCTGCGGCAGTCGATCGCTGTCCGGCAGGAGATCAGTGAGCTGAATGCGATAATCAAGAGTAAGGAGGCCCAGCGGGACAGCATTGAGCTTCCTCTGGTCAATATGCTTGGCGATCGGTATCAGAGCGGCGAGTTGGACAGCATTTATCTTTCCTACAAAGCCGGTTTCAGCAGCACAGAGCGCAAAACCCTGTCGGCCGAAAATATGGAGCGCCTTCAAAAGGAGCATCCAGAGGTCTATCAGATGCTGATTGACGAGGCGTACATCACAACCTCCGTCAGCCGGACGTTCAATGTGCGCAGTAAGGCAAAAAAGGCCAAGACCCGCCGCAAGAGAGGTGCATAACATGGAAACTGTTAGACAGGTCACAACAATCAAAGGACGCTTTAAGCGCCGTCTGTGGGGAAATGATCAACAGTACCGGATCTCCCTGTATTCCCTGGTGGATGCAGATGACGACGCCCCCGCTCAGGTTCAGACGGACAAAACCTTTGTGGCCAAAGGCGATTTCCTCCCGGAAAATGAAACCCTGATCACCCGCCTGACCGGGCGCTGGGTAAAAAACAAAAACCGGGACGGCTACGCTTTTCAGGTCCAATCGTTCTTTGAGGAGCCGCCATCCAGCAAAGAGGGAATTATCAAATACCTGTCCTCCGGCCTGTATAAAGGGATCGGCCCCAAAACCGCTGAGAACATCTATAAGACATTCGGAAAGCAGTCCATTGAGGTCGTAACCAAGGAAACCGACCGGTTGCGGGAGGTCAAAGGCATCGGAAAATCGACGCTTGCCTGTATTATTGAGAGTGTAAAGAACACACGGGAATTGCAGGAATTGGTTCTGTTCTTCTCGCGCTATGATGTGAGCTTGAGCAAGATTAAGAAAATCCAAAAGGAATTCCCGGTCAATACCCTGGAGGTTATCCAGGCGGAGCCCTTCAAACTCATGAAGATCCACGGATTCGGGTTTGCCACCACCGACGCCATTGCGGCGCAGTTGGGCACCCCGCTGGATTCCCCGCTCCGCATTCAGGCAGCCATCAGCACCGTGCTCAAAGACGCCAACTCTTCGGGACATCTGTTCCTGGAACGAGGCAATCTGATCCAGGAGACACTAACGCTGCTGAACAGCCGGGCGCTGGAGGACAACAGGGTGCCGGATGAAAAGGTGGATACGGAGCTGCAGGTCATGGAATTCAACAAAGAGGTCGTCATTGACGGCCAGATGGATGATTCCGCTGCCGTCTACCGTTATCCGGATTACCACAATGAGACATTGGTAGCCAGCAAGCTGGTCAGGCTGCTCAAGCGGCCTCTCGACCGGCGCCGGCAGTTTGCGGCCGAGACGCTGGAAGACAAGATCACAGAGGCCGAAGAAAAATTCGGCATTCAGCTGGCACCAAAGCAAATCGAGGCGGTCAGGACAGCCCTTACCAATAAGGTGTGCGTGATCACCGGCGGCCCCGGTACAGGCAAAACAACGATCCTTCGGTTCCTCCTTTATCTTTACAAAAGGAATGTGTGGGAGAACTATAAGGATGATGAGGAAGACCCACCAGAAGTCCTGCTGCTTTCGCCTACGGGAAAAGCAGCCCGCCGGATGGCGGAATCCTCGGGCGAACCGGCGTACACCATCCACAAAGGCCTGGGCCTGCGTCCATTGGAAGACGGCGAGTACGATCATTCTGAGGAAAGTCTGCTGACAGAGGATGTCGGGATTGTGTTTATGGACGAATCATCCATGACCGATATGGCCATTATGGCAAAGCTGGTATCGCAGATCCCGCTGGACGCACAATTTGTGTGCATCGGTGATATTGACCAGCTTCCTTCCGTCGGTGCCGGCGCCGTCCTCAAAGACATGATCGAATCCGGCGTGATCCCCGTTGTCCGGCTGGACGTCATCTACCGGCAGGGGAAAACCAGCCTGATCGTCAAAAACGCTCAGAAAATCCGAACCGGCGATGTGAAACTGGAAACCAGCATGTCGGAGTTCGCATTCTTCCCTACCCCGTTCACTAAGATGCCCAAGGCCAAGGGGCTTCCCGAAAACCTGAAGGTAGACCCTGAAGGTGACAGGATGGCTCAGGAGCGGATGATCAGCTGCTATCTCCGAGCCGTAAAAAAATACGGTCTCAAGGAAGTTGAGATCCTCTGCCCGCGGCGGGAAACCGTCCTGGCTTCGGCTGGTGAGATCAACCGCAGCATCCAGGAGCGGATTTTCGGCGGCCGTGAAGATGTTCCAAAAGTCACCATTGGAAGCAGAACCTATTATGTGGGGGATCGCGTGATCCAGTCAAAGAACACAGAGAAGGCAAATAACGGCGATATGGGTGTAATCCGGCAGATCCACCGGGATCCTGAACAGGAAAACTCCTTTATTGTCGGCATTGAATTCGACTTTGATGAAGGAAATATCGTCGATTACTACGCGGATGAGATGGACAATGTGCAGCTCGGATATGCCATTACGGTGCATAGGAGCCAGGGTTCTGAGTTCAAGGCGGTATTTATGCCGGTACTCTGGTCCCAGGTCTATATGCTTCGCCGTAACCTGCTCTATACCGGAGTTACCCGCGGCAAGGAAATTGTCTGCCTGTTTGGCCAGACCGCGGCTATCCGCATGGCGATCCGTAAAGAGGACACCAGCAAACGGAATACCCTGCTGCAAAAGCGCCTTCGGGAAGCTGCCCGCGAACAGGGGCTTCTCCCATAACCATTACTTCGAAAGCCTCCCTTCGGGGAGGCTTTTTCTTTTTGGTCGTTTTTTTGATTTTTTTTACTATATACCTATTGAAGGACAAATAAAGGAGGATTCGCCTATATGAACCTGAATGCCGTTATCTTAGCATTGCTACTCGCACCATTAACGCTTCTTTGTATAGAGCAGCCAGTTAATGCCGAGGCTCCGCTGAATGAGAAAGTATCTCTCTCACCACCGGATGCTCACAGCGCCACAGCAATGCCCCTACAAGGCTCTCAAGGCGAAGCAAGGAAAGAAGATGATGGGACTCCCAAAATCACTGCTGAAAAGCCGCTGGAGTGGCCGGAACAGTATACCTATGTCGGCGCCCTTTCATCAGACGATTTGGGAGTAGAGCTGGAGCTTTACTGGACGCAGGCGCAGGAGTATGTGGATGCAGAAGGTTGTGCCTCTATGTCCTGCAATGCCAGCCTCCCGGGGGATCTTGCCGGCCATGTGGCTATTTCTGATCACAACTACCAATCTGGTAAGCTCTTTGCTCAAGCGAAAGAAGGCGATACCGTCACGATCGTTACGGACGATGGGACCTTTATTTATGAATATGTCGGTCGTGAACTGGCATCCGTGGTGCAACAAGCCGTGTACTTTCCGCCTGAAGAACTCGAAAAACGCTACCTGTATAACAACGGAGAGTTAGAGAGCGACATCCTGATGGACAGCGGATGGTATCTGCTTTCCTCCACCTGGGGAAAAACGGGCACGGATGACGGCAGGTTGTTCTTTTACACCTGCTATCCATTAAATGCCGCTCAGACGAATCGCAGGTTAGTGCTGGAGTTTCGCTTGGTGGAAGGCGTATCTCTGATTGCGAAAGGAGAATGAAAATGCCGGATTTAAAAAAGGAAAACAGAGAAATGGAACTCCTTACTGAAGGGGCAAGAGCTCCTTCGGAAGAGCTTCCCAAATTTTTTACAGATAGGGCTTTGGGATGGAGGCTGTTGGCGCTCGGCATTCTTGCAGGAACAGTTTTTTTCGCACTGGCAACGGATCATCTCCCACTTATCTGGGTAGGTGTCGCATTGGATGCGTTCTGCCTGGGCTATGCAGCCAAGCTCCTTCATATTGGGAAAACAAAGAATTATTTTGTCCTACGCATGACTTGCATTGGTTCGCGGCCGCTGAGTTTTGCAGAGGGGCTGCCGGCTTATATAGACCCAACCTCTAATACAGCTTTCAAGAGCAGCAAAATGGTTGCTCTCCAGACGGAATCCGGGCAAACCATCTACTTTACCTATGAACGCAGCAGGAAGTTCATTGCGGGCATGAAATATGACTTCTATTTCAAAAAACCTCCGGAGGGGCAGCCTCTTACTACGCAGCTCCTGGAGCAGCTACGGATTGATCATGCTGTTGTACCGGAAGAAATCGCTGACGAAGACATTCGGCAATAGGAGTGATGATGGATGGATAAGAAAAATTTGATGTACCTCCGGGTGCGCATCACAAAACAGACCTACTACAATCTGTGCAAGTGGGCTGCGGCCGCGGGGTATGGCGAGAAAGATCTGGGACGGGTCATTGACAAGATGGCCAGAGAACATGCCATTCGAACCAATGTCACCCGTCATACGGAGGAAAAAGAGCCATGAGAAAAATCAAGGATTTCTTCTACAAATTGCGCAGGTTCATCAAACGCCTCATCTATCTGAGCGAATTGTGGGAGAAAGAAGAAAAAGAAAATGCCGTCAAAGATGTTAGGCCGGCCGCCGCGACGAACACTTACCCGAATCCGGAGTATATTTGCCCGCCAGAACAGGATCTCGATGACCTCCTCGATTACTGTGTCTGGTTAGATGAGTATGATAGGCGGCAGCGCATGATGTTGGAAGAAGAAATTTTCTGGGATGAATTGGAGTGAAAAAGATGGCAATAAAAAATTACAGTTCTAAAGTGGATGTCTACACTTCTTTGGGGGAGATTCAGGGTGCGTTGGCCAAAGGCGGCGCCAGGAAGATCATGATCGACTACGACGAAACCGGCGATCCCATTGGCTTGACTTTCGGCCTGCTGGTAGAAGGCCAGATCTTAGGCTTCCAGCTTCCGGCCAACATAGACGGGGTACTGGCCGCCTTTAAGAGAGAAAAAATCAAGGTGGATCGGGAGCAGGCCAAGCGCACAGCCTGGCGGAATATCCGAGACTGGGTGCTGGCTCAGATGGCCTTTGTAGAGGCCGGCAATGTGCAGGCCGACGAAGTTTTCCTCCCTTATCTGACCGATGGGCGAGGTACTACCCTTTACACAGCGTTTCGGAGTGGGCAGCTAGCGCTGCCTGGAGTACAAGAAGTTAAATGAGTTACATAACAAATTAGTAAACGGATCAGCAGTGAACAAGCAAATAAGCAAAATCCGGCTCTGTGCCGGGTGGTTCCGCATTTCACCACCCGACCTTGCTGACGCTAGTCGGGAAGCCAAAGCTGTTACAATGGTTTTGGCACCCGGCAGAGGGCCGGAGAAGGGAGCAAAATGACGATGAAAGCAACAGGTATTGTCAGACGCATTGATAGCCTTGGCCGAATTGTAATTCCAAAGGAGATCCGCAGAAACCTTCGGCTCCAGGCCAATGATCCGATGGAAATTTTGGTGGAAGAGGATCGTGTGATCTTTCAAAAATATTCCCCATTGTTGGATGTTAAATCCTTGGGGGAGAAATACGCGGATGCACTCAGCAAGTTGATGGGCAGGACGATTGCCGTATGTGACACTGACCGAGTAGTTGTTGTGTATGGTTCGCAGCGCCATAAAATTCAGGGACAGGCTGTTTCTAATGATATGGAAACCTTGATGCGGGAGCGGCAATCTTTTGTGTGGGATGGAAAAGAAACGAACCTACTTAAACCCGTAGGCTTGAGAGGTATTGAAGCTATTGCCGCGCTCCCGATCGTAGCCCAGGGAGATCTCTATGGCGCGCTTGTAGTGATCGCGGATGACGCCATGGCTCCCATATCTGAGCAGGAAATGCCATTGTTGACCTTGGTTGTGGAACTAATCGAAAAGGATTTGGAACTCTAAATACTTTGACAAGAAGTATCTGTAAAGGAGAGAGCACAATGAAGAAATTGAGGATCTGCCTTGAAATTCAGGGATTGGCAGAGAACGAAAATGGAGAACCCCGCCCGGCCGGGTTGTGCATTGAGCTGGGAGAAGTTCCAGATGAGGGATTTAAGGAAAAATATGCGCGGTTGATGAAGTCGATCAGCGTCGAAGATGTGCTGAGATTTATCCATTTCGATGAACAGTTTACAGCGTCAGATTGCCGGTTCATCACACCCGAGGAGTATGACGAAAAGTATGGCGATGAGTAAGGATGGTCAAACAAAGGGGGCCAGTTATGAACCATAGATATTGGCAGCGCCCGGCCAACAAAAAAATGATGTTCGTAGTATCAGCAATTATTCTCATTGCAGCGCTCTTTATCATTGCAGGACATATCATGGGAACACTTTTCGGAGCACCTTCCCATAATGACGATTGGGAACACATCACAAGCATCGACCAAATTACCGATGAGATGTTGTCGGACGGATCCTTCAACGGCTCGGCGGCCGGCCTCCTTATCAGCTGCAATCAGTTTTCCAATACGGTATCTTGTTCTTGGAAAAATCTAAACCGTGAAATAAAAGTCTGCCGGCTTTATGCGCACAAAGAAACGGAAATCACCGTCACAGTTGCTCAGGACAATCCCGAGCGGAATTTTGTGGCTGCTATCGCTAAGCAGCATGATCCCGATGGGCAGGTAAATCGACTGAAGGAAGGCACCCAAACCCTTTCTCTCAAGCAAGGTTACAGTTGGCTCATTGTAGCCAGCGTGAACGGAGACAGCAACGGTATTGTTATGACGATTGATGATGAGGGCTCCGGTGTACGTTTGAAGACGGACTAGGCAACACACTTTTAGAAAAAACGGTCACACAGAATGTTCGCTGTGTGACCGTCTTTTTGCGATCTGACAGAATAGCTGCACCTCTCCTATTTCCAAGTGAATTACTTCTCTCATTTTTGACTTTCTCAGTTGGGTTTGTTATAATTTATATACGAGAAATAAAATTTTTTATTCTTTGATATAAAGCCATCGGGAGAGGAGTGTGTGGCATGAAACCTATGGTTAATCAAAGCAAGCGGATCGCCGCACAGCGGTCAGTCCCTTTCGAAAATCAGGTTCAGCTGGTTTTCTTTGATATTCATAAGCCCAACACGGCGATTTATATTATCCCTCAGCCGTCTGCAATGTCAGAGCAGGATCGACGTGCGAAGGTGGAACAGGAAGTACAAAAACACATCGGCTTGGTGCGCAGCTGCATGAAGTCTGTGCATGGTGTTACGTCTTCTAATGAAGATGACATCTATCAGGCCGGTTTGATTGCATTGTGGCAGGCAGTAGAGAATTTTGATGAATCCAACGGCACCAAGTTCTCAACGTATGCCTCTGTTTGCATTCGGCGCGAGATGTGCCGGGAGATTAAGAACGGAAAAGACAAAAATGACCCGATCTGCCTTGATACGCTTGAGCAGGAAGCGCCGGACGAGTACGCCTCGCTGGCGCAGCAGAACCCATTGGTCCTTAGAACCAGTAGCCAAGCAATATTTACTTTGATGTTGAGTATTGCAGATACCCTGAATTCGGAAAAAGAGAAAAAGAGCGTCCAGGCTGTGGCAATGTATTATCAGGGCTATTCTAAGGAGCAGATATTTGAGCGCCTTGGGCTCAAAGGGAATTCCCTGTCCTCTTTCATTTCTGTTGGCCGGAAAGTTCTGCAGCGGCATCCCCGCTTTTGCCGGAGTATTGCAAACACCTGGGATAGAGTGCAGGATAAGGATTACACCGTTGCCCTTCTGGGACAGCCTTTCAAACTTCGTTTGGCTGAAAACATATTCTTCGATTTCCCGACGAGTGGATCCCAATGTTATGAAGAGGTACTGTGCAATCTGATCTCCCAGGATAATGTGGCGGCCTGGCTGCTGAATAAGGTCCGTATCGGAGATTCTATCTGCATTTATGATGGTGACGCCGGCTGCACCTCGCAGCTGACCATGAAGGAGGACACCATAGAAGTTACTTTTGTTTCTCGTACTCACCGAAGCTATCGGAAGTCGAAATGTTCTGAAAAAAGAGCCTCTTAATATGATACAAAAAGCGGTTGGAAATGGGAATAACGATTTTTATGCAGTTTTGCATCATTATCTCACTTGGGCAGATGAAAATCTGTTGAGAAAAGAGAACAGATAAATTTTGCAGAGTAGTTGACACGATACAAAAAGCGGCATATACTTCAGGTATTCCATGAAAGTATCCGCTGCTCACCGAAGCAGTAAAGTAAGGCCTCCTGTCCATGTTGACAGCTGGCCGGTGTGAAACCTAACGGCACGATTGCGCCCTTTTGGGCACGACCGTGCCTTTTTTATTGCCAATTCAAGGTTAGCTTCCCTTTGGTCGAGGGAGGCTGCCTTTTTACATAGAGAAACGAATTTTAACCAAAAAGCGAAAGGAGCAAAAAACCATGAGTCACTTTGCAGTAGCAGTCATTTCTAAGCATCCAGAGGATGTGGAACGGCTTTTGGCACCCTACCAGGAAAACAACATGGGCGATTGTCCCCGTGAATTTCTGGAGTTTGTGGACGCTGAAAGGGAAGAAAAGGAAGTTTACGAGACAAAATTTGCCCGCCGGATTCAAACACCGGATGGTAAGCTGCTTTCCCCATGGGATAAGGCTTTTCTGAAAGAGGAAAAAGAATTCGGCAGTACATGGGACGATTATCTGATCCCGCCTGATTGCAAAGAAGTCCTCGTAAGTTACAAGGAGCTGTACCCGACTTTTGAGCAATATATGCGAGATTGCTGCGGGTACGACGAACCTGATCCCGAAACTGGCCGCTTCGGATATTGGGAGAATCCCAATGCCCGTTGGGACTACTGGCGGATCGGCGGACGTTTCCGCGGTTTGCTCAAGGCCTCAAGGGGCTATAAGGCAGATCCTTCGTGGGAATTCCTTATGGGCGATGGCAGCCTCAAGCCACTGGATGAACCGGACCGGTACGACCAGGCCCAGATCAAAGACATTGACTTCACAATGGACCAGGCGCTTTATGACAAGGCGATTCGGTTCTGGGAGGTCTATGTGGATGGTGAACCTCTCAAAGAAGGCGAAGCTCCAGAGGGGATGGATGGCTACTATCGGCCGGAATATTACCGCGATTTCTATGGAACAAAAGAGGCCTTTGCCAAAGAACGAGCCAGCTTCCAGCCCTGGGCATTTGTAACGCCGGATGAAGGATGGCAGCAAAAAGGCCAGATGGGCTGGTGGGCCACCCACGATGGTTCTCAGGAGTCATTCCAGACATTTTCCGAAGCGTGGGAACATGTTTTGGCAAATATAGACCCGGAGTATTTCATCACAATCGTGGATTGCCACATTTAAAGAAACAATTAACGAAAAGAGCAGAGAATCCGCTTCAGGGTTCTCTGCCCTTTTAATAAGGAGAAATGATTATGCCTAACAAAGATAGAACACCTTCTAAAGTGCTCCAGGTTCAGTTTGCCGAGAATATGGGGGCTGAAGACATCTACCGCAGCCCCCATACGAAACTGCTTTATGCCCGGATGCCCATGGCTTCCAGAGAAAAGGTCAACTGGGCCACGATCCACAATCGGCTCAACAGCCACGAGGCGGACTGGCCTTTGAAAGAAGGAACCACTATTCAGGTGCTTGACTCCACCGGCCGGCTCCTGTTTGAGGAAGTAATGGGGCCTGAATTGGGGGATGGCGCACTGAAGACGGGGCCGTTTAGCTATGAGGATGAAAAGCGCATCGCTGAGGCTTTTGCAGCTCAGCACTGCCTCTACTCTTACGAGCAGTGGAAAGGGTATGTGCTGGAGGATTACATCCGGTTTGACTATCAGGGATATGCGGACAACTGGCTCTTTTCTGAGACGGAGCGGCTGGAGATCTCCACCATCCAGAAAGAACAGAGCCTGGGACGTGAACTGGAAATCCGCAAGGATCGCTATCGTCATCGTTTCAGCAAGAAGACCTGGGATTTTTACAGCCTGGTGGACAGCCACACACTTGATATACTGGAAATCTGTGGGTACTTATGGTAAAGGAGAGAAAACAATGAACCACTATATTGAAATGAAACACCGTCAGCAAAAAGAAGTAGAGGCTTTCCCAATGGCATTTGCCTTTGGGCAGAAACAGTTTGAGGAAGCGATGAGAAAGCTGGGGCTGGATCCGGCTGAAACGGATCGGGTCTGTTCCCTCTTCGGCGCCGGCGACATCTTCCGTAAAGAGGATGTTCCCGCCTACCTGGAGATGTCTTCCCGCCACCGCGATGAGCTTAGGCAGGCGATCGCTGCCGATAAAACCGGAGATGGATTCATCTTCGAAATGTTCGACCGTGAGCTTGAGGATCATGAGTTTTCCTACACTGGGGATGTAACGGACACGCTCAGCGCTCTGGGTATCTCACCTCAAGAACTGAATGCAAATCCCGCTCTGCGCCACGGGCTGGAGAAGGCCTGTAAAAGCCAGATCATTCAACCTTGACATGAAGTATATATTCTGATATATACTATATTAGGAGGTGGTATGAATGGATACCGCAAAAATTTTTGAAAACGGGAAGAGTCAAGCCGTGCGCCTGCCAAAAAAATTTCGTTTTTCTGGAGATGAAGTTTATGTACAGCGCATCGGGCAAGCCGTCGTGTTACTCCCGAAAGAAGCAGCCTGGCAAACCTTTATGGATGGCTTGAACAGCTTCACCAGCGATATTTTTGAGGATGGGCGAGATCAGGGTGTCCAGAAGGAGCGCGAAAGCCTATGACCTACATGCTGGACACAAACATCTGCATCTACGCCATCAAAAATAAGCCAGAGCAGGTTTTGCGGCGGCTGAAAGACAATCTGCCAAAAGGGCTTTGCATTTCTGCAATTACCTTGGCGGAATTGGAACATGGCGTAGAAAAAAGCGTCAATCCAGAGAAGAACCAGATGGCGCTGATCCAATTTTTGGCCATTCTGGACATTCTACCTTTTGACGATCTGGCAGCTGCTGAGTATGGAAATATCTGCGCCTACCTACAAAAGCGAGGTACGCCTATTGGAACGATGGATATGCTGATCGCCGGGCACGCCAGAGCTGAGGGGCTAATTCTAGTAACAAACAATGTTCGTGAGTTCATGCGCGTCCCGAATCTGGGCATCGAAAACTGGGCAGAAGCAGAATAAGAATTTTGGTTGGTAGTTGACACGATACAAAAACGGGAGTACACTCTATGTATTCCATGAAAGTATCCGCTGCCCACCGAGGCAGTAAAGTAAGGCCCCCTGTCCATGTTGACAGCTGGCCGGTGTGAAACCTAACGGCACGATTGCGCCCTTTTGGGCGTGACCGTGCCTTTTTTATTGCCAATTCAGGGCTTCTTCCCGGTCAGGAAGGAACCCTTTCAGATAGAAAACCAAAAACCCAAAGAAGGAAAGGAGCCATTAACATGAGCACCAAAGACTACCATCCGCCTGGATTTAGAAAAATCAAAGGACATTTTATCGGCGTTCGCAACGGGAAGGTTCAGAATCTTTCCGGAAAAGCCGGTATTCTCTGTGAAGAACCGGAAGCTGGATGTGCTACTTTGATCGTAGAAAGACAAAAGATCACCATGCCAACCGATAGGCTGGTGAAGCCAAGAGGAGGCAAAAATCGTGAAACAAAGTAAAGCTCTGTATTGCCTGACTGTCGGTTATATTACCGGTGCCAGCCTGAACAAGACCCATAATTATGATTTGGTGAACAATGGGTATTCCCTGCGTGTGCAGTTTACCCCTATTACGTTCGTCAAACTTGCAGATCTGAACCAGCCGATTCACCATGCCGGCCAGACCTATTTCTTTGGCCACTCGCCGCAAGAGCTGTATAAGATCGCGGCAATGACCAAAAAAGATCTGGAAGACGGCCTGGCTGCAGAACTAAATTGGGTCAATGTCACCCGTAAAAAGCTGCAGTCCAACTGGGCTAAGCTGGCCGATCTGGTTGCAGAGGAGATGAAAGAAGTGGAACGCAGCGGCGGAGCCCCGGAAATCCCGAAGCCCGCCAATACCGCACTTCCTGCCACTCCGCCCGCTATGGTTGGAGATGAGGAGCCGCTGGCTGCAGTCCCGGAGCCTGTTATGGCTGGGCCTGTAAACAACACAGAGCCGGTTTCCGGCAGCGTTGAGCGGCGGGTTCACGACTTTCGTATCTATGCAGCCGCCTCCAAGACCTTCCACAAGGGCAGTAAATCCGTAGGATACTTCGCCAGGATTTTGGATTGCTCTTCAGGGCAGGTCAAGGAGATCGGGAAAAGCGGTTATACCGACGATTTTGGGAAGATCCTGATCCGTGCACTCAAGGAAGCCTTTGAAGCTGATGTGATTCCCCCTTCCAGCAAGGCCGAACAGACAAAAGTGACGGTCTATACCGCCAATGAGTTTGTGGCCAATATGTTCGCCAAGGGCTACCTGCGGTCGTACGCACGGAAGAACTGGGCGAAGAAGGACGGAACAACAATGGCTCATAAGGAACTGTGGGAAGCGATCTGGAACCGGACGTCCCACATGCTTGTAACCGGAGTCCTTTGTGAACCTGATGGCGCTGACCTGAAGGATTGTACCCAGAAGGCTCGGGCGCTTGCGGAAGAGGACTATAAAAAGCGGTACGATCTGATCGGGCCATCTCAGCAGCAGAAGCAAATCTAAAGAATATTCCTTATTTGTGCGCATAGCAAAAGTGTTATGCGCATTTTTACGCCTAAAAAATGATAATAAGAAAGGATAAAAACCATGACACTGAATAACATTTTTGACATTGAAAAGAAAGAATCTATCGTAAAGCGGAGCGCCACTGCCTCCATGGATGAAAAACAGAGCGTAGAGAAAGAGCGCCAGGCGGCAGCTGCAAGTTTGGCCGGCTTCCAAATGAGCGTTGTTTCTCAAATCGCTTCCAAGGAGCAGTCCCAGGCGGTCTACAATGAAGTTTCCAACACCGATACGGCAGTAGAAACCGTTTTGAAGATCCGCAGGCTGATCCGCAGCGGCATTGCCCACGCAAACGCAAAGACCGGCACAAAGCTGGATCGGAACACCATTACCGTATTGGAGGGCAGCATCAGGAATTTTGATCAGGAGATTAGAATGCCTGTTGTGAAGTAGCCCTTCCCCAAAACGCCCGGCATTTTACCGGGCGTTTTTTGTTGGGATTTTTGAAAAATTCACTATATATAGAGTAGAGACTAAAAAGCAGGAAAGGGTGAATGAAGTGGAATTGAACGCCAATCAGTTGGCAGCCGTAAATCACTTTGACGGACCGTGCTGCGTGATCGCCGGCGCTGGCAGTGGCAAAACCGCCGTATTGGTGGCCAGAGTCAATGCTCTTTTAAACCGAGGGGCGCGCCCCCAGCGGATATTGGCCATCACCTTCTCACAAAAAGCTGTGGGGGAGATGCGGGAACGTATTTTTCTGCGTCCCAGTGCTCAAAAAGTCTGTATCAGCACCTTCCACGCGCTGGGGCTCAGTATTCTCCGAAACAGTGGATATACGGAGGACAGAACGCTGATGCGGGAATATCAGAAGATCCGTTTTATTGAAGATGTCATGAAGGGGACCATCTTGGAAGAACAAAATGCGGCGCCCAAGCATATTTCTTCCACGATCGGGATCCTGAAAGGTACATTGCGCCGGCCGGAGGAATGCCTGGCGCAAAAAGGTCTTCCCTCAGACCTGGCTGCTATTTACCAGGTTTATCTTGCCTATGAAGCCTTTAAGGCTGAAAACGGCTACTATGATTTCGATGATATGACCGATCTGCCTGTCTACCTTCTTCGTGAAAATGCAGCCCTTCAGGCCGAGTGGAAAAGCCGCTGGGACTTTATCCTGGTGGACGAGTACCAGGATACCAATCCAGCACAGGATGCGCTGCTGCGCTTAATCACTCCGGCCGGAAACAATGTTTTTGTTGTTGGAGACGATTGGCAGAGCATCTATGGGTTCCGCGGCGCGGATGTAAAAAACATCCTGACATTCCCGACCCGTTTTCCGAACACCCAGACCGTATACCTGGATACCAATTATCGTTCCACGCCGGAAATAGTGGCGGCCTCCAACGCATTGATTGCAAAGAACCTCCATCAGTTTTCCAAGGATGTGAAAGCCAGTCGTCCCAGCGGTTCATCGCCTTCGTTTATCCTCTATGAGGACGAAAAAGCCCAGGCGGACGGTGTGGCTCGGAAGGTAAAACGTCTGGCCGAATCGGGTGAGGAATATGAAGAAATGGCGATCTTGTACCGCACAAACGCTTCTTCCCGGGTATGTGAGGAGGCGCTTTTGCTTCGCAACATTCCTTTTAAGGTACAGGGCGGACGCTGCTTCTGGGAACAGCCGTATGTCATGGATGTGCTGGATTATCTGAATTTGGCCGTGAATCCCGATGAGTCAGACGCCCTCCTTCGGGTGTTGAACCGGCCAAACCGGTACTTTGGGAACGCCTTTCGGGAGGCCATGACGGCATATATGGGCCAAACCGGCGCCAGTGCGAGAAAAGCTCTGACGAAAAATCCCCTCGCTCTGGAATGGCGATACCGTAAAAATGCCGACCGCCTTGCCTCTCAACTGCTCTGGCTGAACCGAAATGCCAATTCAGACCTTACAGCTTTGCTCCGTTACATCTACGACGACATCGGTTACAGAGATTTTTTGAAAACCGATGCTGCGGAAGAACTGTATGAAGAACGGATGGAGAGCGTTGAGGAGATGCTATCCCTTGGAGAGCAATTCTCCACAGCTGAAGATCTCCTGGATTATGTAGAATTGCAGCGGATGGCATACCAGCAGAATGCTCAGCGAGAAGATGCTGTCACGCTCTCCACGATCCATCGGGCCAAGGGGCTGGAATTCCGGCATGTCTTCCTGGTCTCCTGTGTGAACGGTGTCATCCCCCATAAAGACGCGGAAGATCTTGAAGAAGAACGTCGCATCCTTTATGTCGGAATGACGCGGGCCACCGACGATCTGGAGCTCAGCGCCGTGCGGTTTTTGCACGAGCACCCCGCATTCGTCAGCCCCTTTATCACCGACATCAAGGATTTGCTGAAGGTGGAAAATGCGCCGGCGCCTCTGCCGGTGGATTGAAAATTTCGTGAGGACATGTATAATAAATCAAGGGGGATTTGCAATGTTGTGGCACACGGCGGATTTTAAACAACCAGAAACATGCGTGTTATGCCGATTTTGCTGGGATGACATAGAAGAAACCATTCTTTTGCAGCCCTCCCCGAATGCGCTGCGAGCTGGTATGGTTCCACGCTGGGAACAGGCTAAAGCGCTTTGCAGCCGCTGGGGGACCCACTCCTGTGGTTCCAGGGCAGAAGCAGAACGGATCATCCAGGCAAGTCTCCCTGAAATCTGGGAACAGTGGAAAGGGAAAGAGATCTGGATAACATAAAACAATTCCTTTTCATCAGAACAGCAAAAGAGCCCTTATGCACCAACTTGCATAAGGGCTCTTTTCTTTTTGTCCAAACAAGAAAGCCGCCCTTTCGAGCGGCTTTCTTGTAAGTGCTTACATAGAAATCTTTTAACCAAAAACCACAAAAGAGGAACAGACAAATGGTAAGTGTATCTCTATTTGTGATAAAGCGAAAGGCCGGGACTCGGTTGGTCGGACCGTTTTTAGCGCCCCTTTCTTTCAATTATTATTATAGCTTCTCTTTCTATGTTTGTCAAATTGCAGCGTACTTTTTTGGTCGTAAATTTCAAAAAATTTACTATATATTAAGTAGAGGAGGCGAAAATCATGGACAAGCGTGAATTTGATTTGAAAGTAAAGGAAATCCATGAAGAAGTTGACCGGCTTAGCAGTATCGTTGAAGACCCTGCGCGGATCCTCAGCGAATTTTACGACGCATATAAGCCGAATCTTCTGCAAAAGACCTTGGAGTTTTTGGGTTATGCGGAAGATGAACTTTATGAAGTCCTGATCCAGCAGATTGGGAAACTGCCGGCATTGGCCAACTGCAAGATCACACGGGCCAGTGATAAGCCGCTGTCACCTCTGCGGATCTGTTACCGCGATCCACAATTTGAGTTGATGGTCATTGACATCAAGGCACACCGTTATGAATCCACCTATGAGTCGGTGGCCAACGGATTGCGGTATCGGCTGCGGGATGCCGAAAAGCAGCAGAAGACAGCTGAGGACAACGTAAAGGAGATGCGGGAACTGGAAAGCCGTGTGCGCACTATCTGTGCCGGCGAGATCCCTCTGAAAAAGACTTCCTTTAATAAGCGCGGGGCCCTTAAACGCTATCTCACTGGCTTGGGCTGGTATACACGGGAGGACGCCACCCGTGCCTGTGACAATACGGAAGGCTTCCTTCGAAATATCCAGGAGGAAATCGACAAGCGGCAGTCGATCCTGGCCGAGGCCCAGCAGGAATACTCTGCCTGTGCGGCGGCCAAAAAGAGCTTTGAGGACAACCCGTATCTGCAGAATGCTGTCAAGGATCTCACCGAGCTGTTGCAAAAGAGTGGTTACATCAGCCGTCAGAACCTCATGTATACCGAAGAGGCGAAAGGCGGAAGTGAAAATTGATAATGATGCTTGGGGAAAAGCCCTTGACACGATACAAAAACGGGGGTACACTTCAGATATTCCATGAAAGTATCTGCTGCTCACCGAAGCAGTAAAGTAAGGCCTCCTGTCCATGCTGACAGCTGGCCGGTGTGAAACCTAACGGCACGATTGCGCCCTTTTGGGCGTGACCGTGCCTTTTTTTGTGAAAATTCAAGGACCTTCTATACCAAGTAGGTTCTTTTCCTATAGATGTCGATGAAACCTTAACCAAAAACAAAAGGAGGATACAAAATGATTATTGTATCACAAAACAAAAAAACCATCGTCAATTTTGATTCCATCTTTAAGGTGGACGCTGCACCTGGCACGGTCATGGGGGAAACCGAGATCAAAATCTTCTATTATGGTGTCGGCAGCCATAATCGCACGATTGCTACATACCGTTCTGAAAAGCAGGCTCAGGTTGTCATGGAAGAAATGATCCGCACCATTTCCGAGGGAAAAAGCGTCTACCGCCTTCCTCCGGATGACCCGGATGGAGCCTTGGATTGCGGCGAGATTTATTAAAGTACAGGAGGAAAAAACTATGTTTATGAAGAACATTTTTCACGGCCGTCTCACAAAGGATATTGAACTGAAGAAAACCAACAGCGGCATTTCCGTCTGCCGGTTCCAGCTTGCCTGCGATCGCTATGCCGGCTCAAAAAAGGGGACGATCACCGAATACCCTTCTTTTGTTGCCTGGCAGAGTGTCGCTGAACGTCTGGCCAATAACACGCAGAAAGGAAGCGAGCTGCTGATCGAAGCGCAGTACACTTCCTATAAAAAAGAGATCGAAGGCCAGCAGTATCCCATCACCATGGTGGAATTTGAGGTCCAGAAGTTCGAGTTCTGTGGCAGCAAGAGGGACAGGACAACCGGAAGCGAATCTGCTCCGGCGGCTACAGCTGCGCCCCGCACTTCTTCGAACGATCAGACCCGCTATGTAGCTCCGTCCCTGGATGATTTCCAGGAAATCGACGGGGACGAAGATGACCTGCCCTTCTGAGGTATTGCTATGAAAAAACATCATTTTCATCAAGGGCATCCATTAGAGGTGATTTGGTCCGAAGCAGCCGCAACGCCGTTTGTCGGTTTGTGGTGCCATGCGTGCAACCGGTATCTTGAAATCAGAGAGTACCCAACACAAAGCCTGGTGTTTTATGTTGCCTCTCCATTGTCTGCGGCAACACCGGAAGCTGTACAGGCTAATATGGCTGCTGCAGAACGCTACGAAGCCGAGGTCGGCAAGCTGATGGCTGCTGATTTCCCCGGAGAACAGGTCTATGCCTATGCTCCACACACCTCGCTGCCCAACGAGCTGGATGATTCCGATCCAGCCTCTCGGGAAGCTGCGATGGCGTTTGACTTTGAAGTGCTACGCCATTGCTCCGGCCTGGTAATCTGTGGGCCGGTGATCTCGGCAGGGATGCAGCAGGAGATCGAATTCGCAAAAGAAAATGAAATCCCGCTTTATCGCTTTGATGGCGGACAAATCGAGTTCATGTAATTAAACAGGAAAGGTGCTTTCGCCGAGAGGAGAAAGCACTTTTCTGGGTTCGGAAATTTAGTATACCACTCTTTAAAAGCCACCTGCGGGTGGCTTTTTTCTTTTTGCGAAAATGAGGAGGGAAATACCTTAGCAAGTTGTTGACACGATACAAAAATGCGTCTACAATTTAAGTGTATTCCATGTAATACTTTCCTTGCCCGGTAAAATGGGTGAGCATGGCGGCCCTTCCTGTTGAGAACACTCCAGGAAACCGCAAATGGACCGGCGAGAATGTGGGTCGCTTCCAAAAAGCGCATAACTCCGTCTCGTTAATGTATTTTCCCTTTCGTCTCCTGAACAGAGCGTGAACATCCTTTGCGCTGTGTTCAGGAGACGCAGCAACACCCCCCACCATGCCGGGGCTGAACGGGTAACACCGTATAAAGTTCGCATGGCCCCTCCTGTTCGCATGGGAGAAGAGGCACCGGCCTGGGTTTGATGCGAAATCCCTGCCCGCTCTGGGATCAGGGCTCTATAGCCTGAAAGCGGGATTGTTGGATTCCTTTTATGCAATGTGTGATTTGGAGTGTGCAACCAAATCACGGCAGTGAAAGCACCTGACTGCACAGCAGGTGTGGACACTCCAAACGACCAATTCGGGAGCGCGCCGAATTGGTCGTTTTTTTTATTTTTTTTACTATATATTAAGTGAAGAGATTAAATATATTAAGTGAAGAGATTAAATGTATTAAGTGAAGAGATTAAATGCAAAGGAGGATCGAAATTTGGAAATCAGTGACCTGAGCAGAGATGAACTGATCCAGTACCTTCAGGATTTTGTAGAAGGTATGGAGAACCATGATGACCTTTCAGAAGAAGAACGGGATTTTGTGAAGCTCCACAGAAAGGTTATCTGGGAGCTGTCTCATGACCGTATTTATAAAGTGAGCACAGCGGATCTCAGCCACATCAATACTACCGGGCTTCGCGAATTTGACATCCAATATTTTGCATCGCTCGGCGCCGCGAAGAAAGAATTGAAAAAACGGGTGGAGGCGCTGGCAGCCAATCCGTTTGTCGCCGGTCCCGATGAAGTGCAGAGCCTTGGCGTGAAAGCCAGTATGGCGCCGGATCTGGTACAGAGCGTGATCACCAATTCGGATGTGAAATTAGAAGCGCCGGGGCGTTTTAAGTTTTATGAAGTGCGGATGTTGCAGAACGGCCAGATCATTCCCGTCCAGTTCATCCTGACCAATGTGCATGTGTCCCCGGCTGGATTTCAGGATGTGAGTCCTCATCAGTCGAGCCGTCCGGCCAATGAACAGCATGTAGCAAAAATAATTCCGTTCAACCAAATCGGGAGGAGCTCATTATGAAACAGGGAACTTTGATCTATGACCTCGCAACGGATCGGTACGACATTCGCTTTGATCTTGGCTGCTACTACGGCGGCCTGCACTGCGGGGAATGCTTTGATGTCCTGATTGATGGCGAGTGGAAGCCCACTCGGATCGAGATGGCTGATGACTGGTATCTGGTCGGAATCCGAACGGACGATCTGCAGGAATTGAGGGTGAGAATATGATAGAACCAATGTCAAATGAGGAACTGCGAGAAAAAATTAGACAGGTGCAAGAAATTTTCGGATTACGATTAGTCGATCGATTGGGCGGTAAACCGGTGCCACTCCATACTGGTGATGCCATCTGGTACGCTGATTTTGATTCAAAACAGATCGAACCCGGTATTATTTTTGCCACCATATACGAGGACGAACAGTTGATTTTATCCTTGGTAATATTTGATAATAACGGCTTTTATCATTTTGAGGGCGAAGCCTTGAACAAATCTGTTTTCAAAACTAAGAGCGAAGCAATTTCGGCGATTCAGGGCTGAAATTCCATCCCAATTCAGGATTGCGTTTTTTGATGAAAATACGCAACGCAAAATCAAGCAATGAAGCCATTCTTCAAAAACGGCCGAAAAAACGGCGAAAAATACGCAATTTAGGCCGCGAAAAAACGCAATTTTATCAGGAGGTGACTTTATGAACAAACGGACGGTGGCGCTCACCGCCGAGCAGTATGTCGAGATCATCAAGACGATCCAGGAAGGATTTCTGGATCACCGGCCCAATCCACGAGTCGCGGCCGCGCTGGTAGTGGAGGCAAACCTGGGTGTGCGGATCTCCGACATCTCCCGTAAGCTGACCCTCAGCAACATCATCCGGGATGGCAGACGGTATCGGCTGGACCTCATTGAGCAAAAGACCAAAAAGAAACGGACCTTTACCGTCCCGGTGGAACTCTACACCTATCTGCAGAGCTACTGCATCGAAAACAAGATTGGGGCCGATGATGTGATCTTCCCGATCTCCGAGCGGACGATCCAGAACCACCTGGCCATGGTGTGCGACTATCTGGGGCCTGGGTATGAAAACATCAGCACCCACTCCTTTCGCAAATTCTTTGCCACCAGTATCTATAATGAGAACGGCAAAGACATTGCTCTGGTTCAGCGGCTTCTGCAGCACTCGTCGCCGGCGACAACCCAGCGGTACATTGGCATTGAACCGGAGCGTATCGAAAAGGCGCTGGAAACCCATCTGAATCTGCTTTGAGAGGAGGAAAGAAAGGCAACAGTATGCCAACTATGATTTCGAGTACATCACAGTTAAGAAAAATGACTTAATATGTTAAAATCAACAATAAAAAAGAGAGTGAACGAAAATTCACTCTCTTTTTTGTTTCCAGAACGCCAAGCAAATTACCGGCCTGTGTCGGGATTGTACTTGTCGTCTTCACTATTAGGCTTATTGGGCTTGTTGATGGAAGAACTGTCATCCATCTGGTCCACAGTCTTGAGTTTCTTATCCGAGATAGCATAGGATGTCAGGTGTCTGGTACGGATCACCCAGGCTTCCTCGTCATCATCGTAGTAAGCACCAGAGATTTTCTTGGCGCCCTTGGAGGTCACTTCGTAGATGTAGCTATCCTCATCGGCATAGATATACAGCGTACCGGTCCGATTGGTGGTAGGCTCTGCCTCAAAGTTGATGAAGTCGATATTGGCGTGATCGTAGTCAGAAGCAAACTCCCGGTTGAATTTGGTGTTATAAGCCAGGTTCAACTTGCTCTGGCTGCGGGCGTTAAAGATAAAGTAGGCGTCATCGCCAAACTCTACCTCAAACTCATCGCTGGCATCGTCTCCAAAGTCCACAACAGCGCGCTTGCCGGGTTCGATATAGACATAATCATAGTATTCGTCATCCATATCAGAGTCCGCATTGCTCAGGGTAATATCTATATCAATCGTGTTTTCCTCAGCTTCCCTGCGGTTGGTTCCGATTCCGAGATCACCTACAATATCCACATCCCTTGTAGTGGTGGACCGCCTGGTAGAAATCTTCAGCCAGTAATGGTATCCAGAGTCTGTAACATAACCGTCATAATCGCCGGTGGGGTTGCGGGAATAAGCGGCAACAGCCGTACCATCGCTGATATTGTCTTTTCTGGTCATACTGTCCAGTACCCCCTGAACAGTTGCAGCAGCTGCGGCCTTGGCTTCTGTTTCGGTCAGCCTCTTTCCATCTACAATATAGACGGTTTCTTCAAAAACAGGCTCTACCAGGCCAGAGCGGTCCAAATCGTCATAGACGCTATCCTTGTCAGCACCAACAAGCGATGTATAACCGGCATCGGAAGCCTGCTTGAAGTATCCATTCAGCCCGGTTTCTACATCAACTGTTGTATTAGAGCCGTTTTCTGTCTTATAGTAAACAGTCTCATTTACCGCTGTATAACCAACCTGCTCTGCAAATACATCGGAAGTCATTCCTGCATTCAGGATAAGGAATTTTGAATTTTCGGAGTTGACATATACCGAGCTGGTATCCACGCCATTCATGCTCAGATACTCAAGCAGTGTTTTAACATTGGGATCATCTCCCTGGCTTTCTGCCAGCGAGCCGAACCCTCCGATGTACTGTTCAACGGCGTACAGCTCCCCATCGGCTGCTGTATACTGATGCCAATTTGCACTTTCCAAGGCTTCTTCTTCAGTTAAGAACAAAGTCTTACCGTTCAGATACCCCTCTGTGGTCGAGTCGGGCAAGGCGCCAAAGCCAATCTCTCCGTCAATGGTGTGATACTCCCGCCACTGATAAATTCCATCGGTAATTGCGGCATTGGCCACTTCATCCGTGGAAGTATAAGTATTGCCATCATAGCGATACTTTTTTCCCGATTCCTCTACAGAATAGCCGTTGAAAATTTCCTGTTCAGCCGCAGCCCGTTCTGCCTCAAGTGCTTCTTTGGCCAAAGCCAGCAGCGTATGATCGTAGGTCTTGGAGGTGGAGAAGGTCACATTATCGAAGGCTCCAATCCCGGTGCCAAAGATCTCATAGATCTTAGCCGGCGCCTCAGCCTCTTTCCATTGCCCTTTCTTGTGAACAATCTCTACATCCTCAACCCAGTTCTTGCCAATATCCCAGTAATCATAAACATACAGGCCATTGACATCCCTGGTGCTGAAGTTGCCCTGGTACTCCATCAGTGAAAGATAGATGTCATCGCCGGGAGCAAAATCACCGGGGGCCGCCGCACGGATAAATCCATCCTCGTCCATCATGTAGAGGTCATCTCCGATGGGACCAGCATAGAAGTTCAAAACCTGGTCGTCATCGACCTCGCCTGGCTGTACGGCAAACGCCACGCTTGTAGTAGCGCTGGTCATTAAAGCAGCCAATACCATGGCTGTTATTCTTTTCACTTTCATGAATCTTCCTCCTTATGGATCATTCAAGTGAATCTGGAAAGACTTTCTATCTTGCCGGAAGAGCATTCTTCCAGCAAACTCTATATGCCGCTTTCCATTAAAGCATTTTGAAGGATAGCCTTTTCAAAACGGGGCTTGCAGAGAAGATTATCCTTCTATATTCATTGTAACAAAAAACCGCTTACAGCGGTACACAAAAAAAGAGCCAAACTTCACTGTACATATTTAACATATTCGTCCATTTATTTTTAACTTAAAAGTAAAAACATTAAAATTATCTCCTGTACCATGTTGCACTTTGCCCCATTTCCCGTCTTTATATGTGAAAGAGATTATGGCGAAATTCTGCTGTACGAAGGTGGTGGTCAGCATGTCGATCCCTTAAAACAAAAACGGCCCATTTCATACAGGTCGTTTTTGTTATTCTTTCTGATCTTGATCCAGGCCGTCCTTCGCGGCGGCCAGAGCGGCCGAAAGAAACTTCGGCATCTTCACGCCGCAGGCGATCAGGTTCTCACAGATCGAAATGCACTCGTTGATCGCTATGTAGAGTGCCAGAATGCGCCCCACCGGCGAAGATACGGTAATTGAAACAACACCGAGTCCGGCTACATAGTCAAAGAGCACATCCAGACAGATGCCGAATACCAAGGCCGCCAGCATGGCTGCCTTGCGCCAGAAGCCCTTGTAGCCGGTGTCGCTATTGATTTTGCCCTGGATCTTCGCTTTGGCAAGGCCGGTAGCCAGGTCAATAAGAATGAAGGTACAGCAGAGCGTCAGGATCAAGCCATAATTCTCTGCCAACGCAGCCAGTGCGCCACAGAAGCCAGAAAGGGCAATCTTCACTTTTTCGTCCATTATTCATATCACCTCACAATCTGGAAAAATTAAAAAGGAGAGATTTTAATGAAAAAAAGGATCTGGGCGGCAGTGTTCACTGTAATCATGCTCACAACAGGCTGTACAATCCGCATGGAATCTCCTGCGGAAGAGAATCGGCCATCATCTGTAATTGAGATGCCCTCATCTTCTGCTCCAGAAGATGAGCCGGAGAGTAGTTCACCATCATCGGAAGTCGAGGCATCAAATTCATCTGAAAGTAATAGCAGTTCTGTTGTGATAAATAATCAAGAAGATCCCAATACTTATAGTTCTTCAGATTCCACCGAGTCGGACTCGACTGATGCAGTTTTAAATCAGGATATCACCCCAGAATTGATGGCATTATTCACCGAAAAAATAAACAAAATAGCACCTTCTAACATTTTTGCCTCTAATTTCGATGATTCTAATTCGGATGAAGATGGATACTATCTTTATACGGCTGGATGCTATATACTAGGAGATAATTTGGAAAGCACATATCAATATGCTGTAAGAACCCTTCAAAATCAAAATTTTTATGATTATCCTTTTACACCGGCACGGATAATGGATCAAGCCTTACAGGAGTATTTTAAAATTCCATCAGATAATCTTCACGATATGATTGAAAATTATGATCCGGAAATTGACGGATATTGGGCACCTATGGGTGGAGGTGGCATCAGCTCAACGACAACCATTATAGACTGTAATATTAAAAATGGCATTGCAATATTGTCATGTGAAACTCGTACTGCTGCTTCTTCGGAAAATGATCCTGCAACATCTTCAACAGTGACTTTAGAATACTCTGAAGAATATGGCTGGCGTTTTCTTTCTTGCTCTGTTTTATAAAAAAATCCTGGGAGGGAAAGCCTCCCAGGATTTTTTCTGCTTTAAATGTCAAGGTGGACATAGCCTACGAAAGCGTAACTACCACGATCCATATCATCTCTCGGGAATCGCTTTACCTGGCCGTCAGTCGCATCCAGAACATTCATGGTGTAATCAGGGCCCCAGTTAGCCTCAGAAACATAAACATAATTACTGTCTACCTTCTCTACATAACCAACATGACCATAACTGCCTCCATCATCCCATACTGCGATGGAATTTGCTTTGGGAACGCTCGACTGCTCTCCATTGGTGATTCGATCATACCAATACTTCCCGTGAAGACCACCGGAACCAGAGAACTGAATCGTTTTACCGAGCACCTCGAAAGCTCGGCCATAACAATGCCAGGTGCACTGTGCTGTCCCATTACCCGGAGCATAATCTTCATGGAAACGGTTGAAGCTAGGCCCATAGCAAGCACGATTGTAATTAAGGGTAGAAGGTCTTTGGCCAACAGTGATTGTGCCATTACCTTCGCCTTCATCACCTGGTTCAGGGGCAGAACCTCCATCCAGCCGAACCGGCAGCCAATCCTGGCTGTCGTCGGTCAGACCTCCGTTGTAGAAGTAAACGTTACCAGCCGCATTGACATCCTTACCGCCGGAAGTACCGTTGCTGCCCTGGTTGGCAGTCAGATACTTGTTGGAATACTCCTCCAGCTTAATCTGGATGTAATCGCCGTCCGACTCCTCGATCTCAATGTAAGAGGTCTCGGAAGGCGCATAGACATGCGCGTTGTAGTTCTTCACAGTCGAAGAACCGGAACCGGTGTAGAGATCCAGGGCCAGATTCTGATTGCCCTTGCACACGAGATACGCATGGCTGCCAGACTTCATGTAAACCCACTGCTGGCAAATGTCATCGTCATCCGAGGTCCACAGGCAAACATTGGCAAGAGAAGCAGGGCTGTTGCCGTACACATTCAGAGAACGGTTAGGATCAGCACGGTTCTCAAACCGATAAGTCGCACCATTTACAAGTGCCATAGTAATCTCTCCTTTTTAAAATCATTCAGTTTTGAAAGTCCTTTGCTTTCCGGCACTCTGCGGCGAGCCGTCCTAGCCGGGGCTTTCGCTTCCTTTGAGGAGCTGTTAAAAACCCCTCTATCTTATATCCTAAAAATCAGCCCAATCCGGGAGAGTTTTTCAGATTTTCTCAAAATATTTTTTCAGCTTCTTGATGGCGCTGTCCCTTCTCCAGCGGATGCTGCTCTCATCGAGGCCTTCCAGCTCGGCTATCCGCGCAATGGTAAGTCCCTGGAAAAAGAGCTGATGGAGCACTGTGCGCTCCTTTTCCGGCAAAGTATGAAGGGCTTTGTAGAGTTCCGCATACTCTTCCTTCTGCTCCACTTCTTCTTCCGTATTTGCTGAGGACTGGGCAGCGTCCAGGGGATCGAGTTCTCCGTCGGCATCGGTGAGACTGCTGGCAGGATAAACCCCGAAATCACGCTCGCGCTCCTCCAGGTAGCGTTCCTTCCGCTCCCCGCCGTACCAGGCTTCATAGACCTCCCTCGTGACCTCAATTTTCTGGCCGTTCAGATTGATGAAATACTTGTCGCGGATTTTCTTGTGTCGTGCCATGATGTTTTCTCCTTCCGGCCGCGAGGAGCCGGGAAGGGAAAACTAATAAAGCCGCCAGGTGGCCCAGACGTATCCAAAGCCACAGTTGAAAAGCCCTTTTTGCAAAGGGTTTTCGTTGCGGCTTTGGAAGTCCAGCCATCGGCGGCTCCGTGCACGGCGTCATTTTCGTTTGTGTGGATATTCGTACTCAGCCTGCCTAACCGGCAGGTATATGATCAGAACCGTCGGGTTCTTCTCATATTCACCAGGTCAATGATGACCTCTTTCCCGCAGTGCTTACAGCGGGTCTGGATGTGACCGCTGGCATCGTCAAATACGATGATAGCGCGGCGCCGGCAGTACGGGCACATAATGTTTCTCTGATTATGCCCGACCACATCCAGCTCGGCTTTTCTGATCTTCGCCAACATCTGAGGCGTTGGCGGTACAAATTGTCTTTTCTTCATGCAGCCACCACATCCAAAGGATTTCGATAATCACCGGATCTCTTCTGCTCCAGAAGTCCCAGCTGTTTGAGGCGGATCAGCAAAGCAGCGTGCGACACGCCAAGGAAGCGGCTCATATTGTCCAGACGCCGGTACTCCTCCGGCGGGAACCAGTCCCCATAGCGCGTCAGCTTATTATCAGGGGTAAAAAGGTATACCACGCGCCTCACAAGCTCTTCCGGCATCAGCAGCGCGGCACCAAGGGCATCTGCCTGCCACTCATTCCAATCTTCATGGGTTTTCAGCTCCCGCAAAGAGAACGCCCGCCGGCAGGAATAAGGCCGGCAGATTTCTTCCCGTGCCACAGCCGATTCATACCGGTAGAGGATCTGATGAGCGCACTCGTGAGCCAGAGTAAAGCGCCGGCGGCCTTCATTGGCGCCCCGTTCCCCGGGCTTCAGGGATTTGGCCAGGAGGACAGTATTGGAATTAAGTTGAATATCCTGGCCTTTTAAGTGCAGGCAGCACTGTGAATAGGCGGTCACGCCCAGGATTTCGGAATCCTGGGGAAAATCCATGTAGGAAACATCCAAGCCCAGATATTCAGAAGCCAAGCGGTCAACGTCAACCGGGCTGAATGGAGTCAACACACTCCCACGATAATCAGTGATAATGCTGTCAGCGAGCAGTTCCATATCGGTTCTGGAAAAAGCAATCAATCTCTCAACCTCCCATTGTTGCTTTTCGTGTGGATTTTCCGGCGAAGATAGGTTACATCATCGGGATCGCCCCCTTTCAGTGGATAAAAAACTCAGGGTATGGCAAGCGTCGTTTTGCGCTGCACACCCTGAGTTTTTATGAAATTGTGAGAGGAACACTTGGGTTTAGTCGATATATGCTACGTCGTAGTCGATTTCGTTGTTATCTTCGTCATAGACGAAGACCTCAGCTTTCAGCCGGTACTCATAGGCGGGGTTGAGGTTATCGGCCTCGCCCACCGCAGAGTAGGAGCTGCTGGTCGTATGCCTGGCAGTCAGCACCCGGTCGGTCTTATAGGTACGGCCTCCATCGCTGGAGCGTTGTAAGGTGATGGTGGTCATGGATGAGTCCTGTCCATCCAGCGACACATAGGCCTCCCCGTACACCGATGTCGCACCAATATCCCCGTCAAAGGTAAATTGGCGGATGTAGGCATATCTGGCGTAGGCTACGCTGGTAGCTGCCGTCATAACCATCAGGGCAAGGCCCAGGCTGAGAGCGCGCTTCATTGATTTCATGTGATTGCCTCCTTTAGTCCTCTCATAGAATAAGACGGGAGACAAGGCAAAATGCAACCGATAAAATAAAAAATGAGGGAAAAGTTTTCACCATCCCCTCATTTTCGTAATTCTGGCCCTATGGAGTTTGAATCCCCTGTGCAAAACGGAGCACCTCTTCCTCGTTGAGATTGGAGATCACCGTCAAAACAGTCCCATCTGCGTTCCAGACGATCTGAATAGATCCGTCTTTTTCAACCAGGAGCCCTTCGCTGCTTCCTATCGCAACGCTTTCAATCCGATTCGCATCCTCGGTGTCCACGCGGATTTCCGCGCTGCCGGTAGGATCGATCTGCCGGAAGGTCAGGTACAGTTCCTCATTGTCCTTTCCAATATAGGATGCGTTGACACTGTACCGCAATTTTTCAATCTGATCTAATTCCATTTGGTCCGGCACATAGGACGGAACATAAGAAGCGGCATTGGAGATATATTCAGCATTATTTTCTTCTCCCTGCTGCAGTTCAATTTGCGAATATCTTTCGTGTTGTTCAACAATCAGCCGATAGAGCGCTTCGCGTATATCAGCTGAGGCAAAGACCACGGTGCCGGTTCCCATGATAAACACCATAAACCACACAGCGACCTTTGAAATAACAGGGGAAATTTTTCGAATAGATGATTGGAACACTTTTTTTCTTTCGCCCTGCCGGATCATTTTTTCAATGCGGCGCAGCTGATCCGCAGGCGGGGAAGCGTATTCTCCCCTTTGGACCATCTGCTCTTTTTCCTCGATCAGTTTACGCCCTTCAATCTCCAAAAGTCCCAATAGTGCCAAATTAAATAGTTCGTCTTCTACCTTTAAAAGCTGCTGCTCATTATTATAAATCATCTGTCATCCTTCTCCTTTTTCCTTTTTGATTGCAGCCCAAGTTTTTCGTACCTTTTTTCTTGCTCTTGACAGTGCCATCCGTACTGAATTTTCTTGTATCCCTAAAAGCTCCGCGATTTTTTTGTCGCTATAGTCAAAATAATGTTTGTAGAGGAGGACATCACGACTTTTTTGGGGAAGGGCCGCCAGAACCCCTCCAAGAAAAAGCATGGGATCTTCTTCGGTAAAAAGACCGGTATAGTCTTCCCATACTTTATCCTCATCAGCTCCTTCTAAAATCCCTTTATCTTCAATGGCTTTTTGCTGTGAAATCATTTTCCGGCAGTAGTCAGTGGCGCAGGATTGTACCGTTTTGACACCGTAAGCTACCAGCTGAGGATCGCTTAATTTTGAAATCGTATCAATATTCTGGATCATTTTGGCCATCGCATCCTGAACCATATCTTCAGCCAAATTGGAAGAACCCCCAATATGGAATTGCTTCAAAACAAATTCTGCTTTGGCTTTCAGCAGGCCATAATACTGCAAATAGAAGGCGGACAGCCGGTTGCGGTCAGATTCGTCTTCGATTGCCTGCAGCATAAGGAAAATCAAATGTATCACCTCTCATAATAAAAGACGAGGAATCACCGCATTTGCAACACAAATTTACTGATCCTCAGAAAAAATAAAAAGCCACCCATTCCTTCCTAACTTTTCGAGGCGGAACAGGCGGCACCGGATAGACATGGCCGGACTTTTTTGATGCTGGTCAATACAGGAATGTACGGGAAAGATGGATGGTAACAACGGCAGTCCGACCGGCGGGAGAATAAGGAAAAGACAATGCTTTCCTTCTCTATCATCATACCATATTGGCAGTAGAAATCAAGTGCCGGCCCTTGACACGATACAAAAACGGGAGTACACTTCAGGTATTCCATGAAAGTATCCGCTGCTCACCGAAGCAGTAAAGTAAGGCCTCCCGTCCCTGTTGACAGCTGGCCGGTGTGAAACCTAACGGCACGATTGCGCCCTTCTGGGCGCGACCGTGCCTTTTTTCGTCTATAAACCATCAGCCGTTTAGGCACCTAAAGAAAGGGGAACCAACAATGCCATGTAATGTGATCCTGGATCTTCGTCCGGCAGCAGAAAGATTTGTCTTCTCAAAAAGCGGAAAATCTGCAACGCTGCCCTGTGTTTTTTCAGGGAAATACAAATCAGAGAACACGATCGACATCGAACTTGTCATTACCGGCCGTTCCGGCTTCGCAGCTGTCAAAGAGCAGGCTGAAGAGCTGGAAAAAGGGATTGCGGAAGGCAGCCTCCTGCGTGTAATTGGAGTTATGCAAAGGATCGCTTATCAGGACCGCGACAGCGGCCAGGAAATCGACCAGCTTCGTGTCTACGCCCTGGATGTGACCTTCAGCGCGGAAAAAGAGCCCATCTTTTCTGTTGCCCAGATGGAAGGCGGTGTGCGCAAACTTTCCGATACCGAGATCTTCAAGGATCATGGGGACTATCGGAAAGTCGCGTTCAGCCTTTTCTCCAATCCCTCCTCAGACTTTGACCGGGAAACCTATCTGACGGTTTACTGCACCGGATACGGTGAAGTGGCTGACAAGGTGGAACGGTTGAAATTAAAGGACAAAGCGCACATCATTGCGCAGGGAAAACTGGAAGCTACCGCATTCGGCGTTCTGGGACTCAAGTTATTCGATGTAAATTATGCAAAAATCGGAAAGAAGGAAATAGAAAATGACCAAAATGAATCAAAAAAGTAAGCCGTTCGGCTCGGGCCTTTTGGTAAGGCTCCTTTTGGCAATGGTGGCCTGTCGGATTGCCGTCGCGCTGCCAACTGTTGTGTTAGTGTTTTTGCTGATCTTCGCAGCGGTGGGACCCTGCCGGGTCTATTTTAAGAATGCCGTTTCTTTCGCCAAGGCTATGCTGCAAGCCCCTATACTGGGACTTATGGCCCTTTGGGATCGGGTGTCCGACCGGATCGGCAGGTTCTTTAAAATTGGCGCTCAGATCTGGAATATGGACAGCCGGGAATTTGAGGAAAAATTCTCTGGCAGTTCCGATGAACCATCGCCGGACGCTCCCCATAACGAAGCGCCGGCCATGCAGTTCATACCAGAACAGCTGTGCAAACGGGAACTATCGCCGGAAGAAGCCCAGAGCCAGGCGGAAGCCTGGTGGAATTCCAAGGATGAGGAAGACGGCAGCACCGGCGAATCAAGGCTGATGGAGCTGCTCTCCTGCATTGCCAACGAAGACCCAAGCATCCACACCTGTCTCCTGAATGATCACGAAGAGCTTCGGTTGCCAACCGAAGCTCTTGTTCTCTCAAAACTGATTGAAATTTTCCGGGAGAACGGGATCGCGGCGGATTTTACCGCCGACGAGCAGGTGATCGTCAGCTGGGGGCAGGATTCCAATGGCGTGGAAGTCGGGATGGCTTAAAATGCAAGACGCAGCTTTCACAAAATAGGATTATCCAATATTATTCTGCAAATTGCTGCTGGAGAAAAGCCTGTTGAAGCGCTTGTCGGTTGGATTTCAGAGCACGAGCTGGGATAGACCATACTATCCCGGCTTTTCTCATTCACAAGCCCTTGACACGATACAAAAACGGGGGTACACTTCAGATATTCCATGAAAGTATCCGCTGCTCACCGAAGCAGTAAAGTAAGGCCTCCTGTCCATACTGACAGCTGGCCGGTGTGAAACCTAACGGCACGATTGCGCCCTTTTGGGCGCGACCGTGCCTTTTTTATTGCCAATTCAAGGAATCTTCCCTTTGGTCAAGGGAAGGGGCCTTTCCATATAGATCATACCAAAAACCAAGAAAAGAAGGAGATTTTATGCCAAAGAAAACACTTTATTCGTTGCTGACAGACCTTACGACGCCCGCCGAACTGATCGACAATATGAAGCCGTTTTTCGCCGCTTCTTTGGACAGGTTAGGCGTTCCGGCTTTTGCAGCAAACGCAATCGCGAATGTATTCGGCCAGAATGAAACCGCCTGGTTCCGGCTTTGGGAGTCCAAAAAGAATCCCGCCTCTCTCGCCACATCCAGCGCTGGTTATGCTGCCGATGAAGTCGGCCGGTATTTCTTCGAGTACGGCAGTCCCGCCCATCTTGACGGCAGGGCTTACATTCTGGAATACTCCAGATTTGAAAAGTTCGAGCTGCGGGGAATCGTGTGGAACCATCTTGAGGAAAAATGGGATAGTATGCGTCTGGAAGATGCCGGAGCAAAGGAAGCGATCTGCGCTATGCTCTTTGCCATCATGCAGTATGAGAGCAATTCCAGCGGCTTCGCCATGATAACGGCTGGCTTTGCCAGGGAATATCGTCTGAAATTTCCCAGCGGCCCCGCCCGTGCAGAAGATATTTTAGGGGAACTGTTTCTCCAGTTGAAGGATCAGATAAATCCTGCAACGAGAGCGGCGTATAATGCACCGTTTCAGGTAGACAGTTCTTACCTGAACGCCCGGGATGGATGCCTGAAAGTGCTGCTGCGGAATGAAAAAATCGGCTATGTCAAAACTGAGGAACCGACTGTTATGTTTGCCCCGGATATGCTGCTGATGCCATTGTCGGAAAATAACGCTGCTTTGGAGCAGCAGCATCTGTTCGTACTGGAAGGCATCTTAAAAACGGTACGATCCGATTGCCCAGTCACGGTTGAACCCAACATGTACCCCATCGATCCGGATCGGGTTTACGATGATGAGGATCGCAGCCGGCTGCTCACCATTCCGGACTGGTATGTACCGGTTCCGGCGGTGATGAACATCGCCAAAGCGGTGGCTGGTTCGTCCATCTTTAGGAAGCCCTTCCGCAACATCATGATGCGGGGACCGGCCGGTTCCGGTAAAACGGAAGGCGCCAAAGCCCTGGCATCCATGTTCGGCAACCCCTATGGGGTCATTACCGGGCACGCAGAGCTTGAATTTTTTGATCTCACCTCCAACCTGATCCCAAACACTGAATCCAAAATCACTACCGACGCTGAGTTGTACGATTACCTCCTCTATGCGTTGCGGGACAGCGGCCTTGCTCTGCCCAGCTTTCTCGAAATTGCCTCTATGCCGGATGTGGTCTATGAACAGATCACCGGCATAGAAAACGAAGAAGCTGGCGAAGCAGAATGTTTCGCGGCGCTGACGGCCAAGCTGATCAGCGTTTGCAAGAAGGATGTCGGGCTGTTCAGCGGTGAGAATTCCAAGTTCAAGGTGGTCTACTCTGACCTGGCCATGGGATTCCAACGCGGCTGGCTGGTGGAGCTCCAGGAGATGAACACCATCCTCAAGCCTGGCGTTCTGGTAGGCCTTAACAACATCTTAGAGAATGGGCAGCTCCGTCTCCCCACCGGCGAGGTGATCCAGCGGCATCCCGATACCGTCATTGTGTTTACCCAGAATGTCGGCTACGCCGGTACAACGGATGGCAACCAATCGGTATACAGCCGTATCGAGGTCAAATGCGATCTGAATCACCCCAGCGAAGATGAAATGGTGGAGCGCATCCGAATGCACGTCCCCGAGATCACTGAACAGGCTTGCCGCACTATCGTCCAGACGGTGCTCCGTATCCAGGACAACTTCTCTGCGGAGATCGAAGGTGGGAGTGTCGGCACCCGTGAGGCAATCAACTGGGCCAAGATGACGGTCCTTCTCGGCGGCGATATGCGCGCTGCAGCGGAACTCACCGTTCTTCCCTCTGTGGGCGAAGACCCCGATGATATTGCCCTGGTGCGTACCTGCATCCACCAAAGCATTGAAGAACTTGAATAACCAACATGTAATCCCCTTTGCGTGCGTACAATCGACCAGTTGTGCGCACATATCAGGGGATTTTTCATTAGGAGGAAAGTCTATGTCAGAAAAGAAACGGCTGGAAGCCGAATACCGAAAAACAATCATTACCCCGGCCACCATCCAGAAAGCCCTGATGGATGCCCGCGCCGGCCTCAGCGATCGGGACATCTTCTGCAGCGCGGCGTATCAGCGCCAGCTCAGCAGCCTGGGAGCCTATTTGGTTGGCCGTACCGGCCGCAAGGACATCCACGCCCTGCCTAGGGTTATCTGGGATGAAAAGCCAAACGCCGTGACTGCCTACACAAATAATATCACTGTGGTCATCAATGCGGCTTATCCTGCGATTCAGAAACTCTCGCGCCGGAGCGATCGGAACTATTGTGTCATGGGATTAGCCTGCCATGAGTTTGCCCATTGCCTGTTTACGGACTTCTCGCTGTTAAAAACACAGTGGGAAACCTGGACTTCTGGCAATATCTATCCACCTCGGCATCGGGTAACTTCTCAAAACGAGCATGGCCTGGAAGGAATCCAGGCTGCGCTGGAGAAAGGCCCCCGCACCTGTAAAGCGATTGCAACGCTGTATCAGGATCTGGACAATGTGCTGGAAGACGCCTACATCGAACGGAGTATTGTGCTGCTGCACCCTGGGGACACCAAAAAGTCCCTGCGGATCCTGAACCAAACTTTTTTCAGCGGCGATTTTATGGAATCTTTGCGAGAAAATCCCGACTATGCCCAGAGGCGGTGGAGCGTATTCCAAAACGCCCTGCTCACGCTGCTCAAAATAGGCAGTGTTGAGATTGACCCTGCATTTAGCGAAGGGATTGCAGACATCCATAACCGAATCGCTCGGTTGTCTCTCCAGGTCAATCGTGAGGTGGAAAATTCCAATGCTCTGGCCCGCAAAGAGCTGGCACTGAACATCATGGCGGAAAACTGGGACCTTATTGAGGAACAGTTGGGTCAAGAAACGCAGCCCGATCAGGAACTTCAGGAGCTATCCGACGAAGAACTGGCCGGCCTGCTGGAAGAAATCCTTCAGACGATCCTCGAAGGCCCCGGTTCCGACCATCAAGACCACCCGGACAGCAATTCCGGGCGGCCGCTGCGGGTTTTCATTGAACTCCCTTCCCCCTCCCAATCGGAGGAACAAGAAGGCGAGGGCAGCGGCCCTTCCGGCGGCAACGGGCAGGATGGAGAATCTGAAGCGGAAGGGAACTCCGGTGATGCGAAGCAGGCCACTCAGGAGAGCGGTAATGAAGATAACAATCAGACGGCCGATGCAACCATCCGCATTGAATCCGCAAGCGATGCGGGCAGCAGCGATGGCTCATTCGGGAAAATCCTGAACAATGTGGAAACCGATCTGGCGAAAGATACCGCCCATGAGAAGGTTGAGAACCAACTGAAAGACACCCTGCAAAAAAACGCCAATGAATCGGCTGAGGGTGATGATTACCGTATCGTGGTAGATCGCTCTCCATCCGTACCGGAGGCAGGCATCCAGCGGTATGACTACATCTGGCCCAAGATCTCCCCTGTTTCCAAGTCACTCAAGAAGGAACTGCTCAAAATCCTCCGTGATCGTAGACGGGGAACTAAGCTCACCGGCCTTGCTTATGGCCGGCGGCTGGATACCCGAAGCCTGTACCGGACGGACGAGAAGTATTTCACCAAGAACCGGCTCCCAAACGATCGGCCCCAGGTAGCCACTGCCCTGCTCATCGACCAATCCGGTTCCATGTGCAGTAGTGCGGTGGACAGCAGCGGGCAGAACCTGTTCCAAACGAAGATCCAGGCCGCCAGCAATGCAGCTCTGGTCCTCTATGATTTCTGTGTGGATTTGGACTTTCCGGTTATGGTAGCCGGCCACACAGTCGATTGGATCCAAAAGGCGGTTGTGATGGAGGTCATGGCGCCGTTCCAGAAAGTAGACAAGGAGGATAAATACCGGATCTGTGCTGCCCAGGCATTGGACGGCAACCGGGACGGTACTGCCCTCAACTACATGCTCTCGGAACTGAAGAAGCGCCCGGAGGATTTGAAGCTGCTCTTTATCATCTCCGATGGCCTGCCGGCGGATTACCGCAGCATGGAAGAAGGAGTGGCACACCTGAAAGCAGTGATGGAGGACGCCAAAAAATCCGGCGTGCTGGTCTTTGCGGCCGCCCTGGATGAGGACATCCCCCAGCTTCAGGAGATCTACGGGGAAAACCTCTTTGAGGTTTCCGACCTGGCCCGGATGCCCAAGACTTTGCTGAACACCATGAAACGATTTATCAAGTAGCAAGAAGGAGAAAACATCATGAGCAAAAACGAAAAGCGTTACGACACCGATGTGACCCAGATCGCCTTTATCACCAACCGGAAAACGCTGGTGGCGGCCTGTGATTATCTTCAGGCCCCTGACCTTGACGGGGACCCGGATAAGTGCCCGGCGTCTTTGCACGCCCGGTACAGCCGGATCAAGATCAATGTGACCGATTTTGATAAGGAACCGTCGGTCTTTCTGAGCTACAATCTGGAGCCGTCGGAGATCCGGCTGCTTTACCAGAAGATCTGTATGCTCAATATGACCGACCGGGACTTTGAGTGGGGAACCACGAAAGACTTCTCCTCTTTCGGTTCCAACCGGATGGAGATGATCAAGGTCACGCGGCAGCCCAAACGGAATGACCAGAAGGTCAATTATCCCTGGACCATCGCCATCACAGCCGGTACGTCAGCCGGGGGAAAATTCCAGCCGGAGAAATCCGTAAAAAAGTTCCTCTCGGATGACGAAATTCAAAAGTTCTTTGGTGACATTCTGGCCTACATCTCCGTATGGGAAATCACCCTCGGGGCACCCTTCATCCGCAACACCATCGAGCCTTACAAGGCCCGGCGGCGGAAAGAACAGAAGGCCAGAGCGAAAGCAAAGCGGCAGTCCGGCGGCAATTCGTATCCGCCAGAGGCGCCTGACTTTGAGGAGTTTGAGGACGAACCGCTCTGATTCCGGTTAGATTGACGAACACCAAAAAATCATATACAATACAAGTAAGAGGTGATCCCATGGATTGCGAAGAGAAACGGAGAAAACTCTTAAATCTTGTCCAAGAATTCCGCCTCATTGACGATACTTTCATGACGGTGGTATTCAAAGACAAAGAGTGTACGCAGCTGTTAATCCGCTGTTTGTTGCAGCGGGACGACCTGCAGGTTGTGGAAGTCTTCACACAGCGCGACCTGAAGAATTTGTGGGGCCGCTCTGTCAGGCTGGACATCCTGGCCACTGACAAAACCGGCGCCATCTATGATATTGAGGTGCAACGGGCTGACAGCGGCGCTTCCCAGAAAAGGGCGCGGTATAACAGCAGCCTTCTCGATTCCAGTATCACCGAACCGGGTAGGAAGTACGAGGAACTGGTGGAAACCTATGTCATCTTCATCACTGAGAACGATTATTTTGAGCAGGGCCTGCCCCTGTATCATATCGAGAGGGTGGTGCAGGAAACCGGCGCATCATTTGACGACGGGGAGCACATCCTGTATGTAAACGGGCAGTATCGGGGAAACGACCCGGTAGGCTCGTTGATGCACGATTTCTTTTGCAAAAGACCAGAGGAAATGAACAATGCTGTACTGGCCGAGAATGTCCGGTACTACAAAGACGATCAGGAAGGAGTGGACTATATGTGCAGAATTTCTGAAGAGATTTGGAACGACGGTAAAGCCGAAGGTAGAGCCGAAGGTAAAGCTGAAGGTGAAATCAGTGGCATCGCAAGAGCCGTCAAGCGTCTTATGGAGAAGCATGACTTCTCCTTTGCCCAGGCCTGTGAGGAGGCAGGTGTCACCAAGGATGAGCGACCTGCTGTGGAGAAAGCGCTTCACCTGTCCTGACATGAAGGCTTCATACGCGAGGTAGCAGCCATGAAATCATTGAGTAAATACCTTTCATTGCCCTACCGGATGGAAATTATTCCAGACCCCGAGGGCGGGTTTGTAATCTCCTATCCAGATTTGCCGGGGTGTTTCACCTTTGGCGAAACGTTGGAAGAGGCAGTTGCCAATGGGAAAGACGCAAAGAACGAGTGGATTGAAGCCGCTTTCGTAAGCGGAATTCCAATCAAAGAACCGGATAGCATCTGAATCTCGTTCTATCCCCTAATAAAAAGCCCCGCTTCGGCGGGGCTTTTTTCTATGCTCAGATTTAGGGATCCAGCGCTAGCAATACCCTTGACACGATACAAAAAGCGGCATATACTTCAGGTATTCCATGAAAGTATCCGCTGCTCACCGAAGCAGTAAAGTAAGGCCTTTCGTCATTGACGCTTGGCCGGTGTGAAACCTAACGGCACGATTGCGCCCTTTTGGGCACGACCGTGCCTTTTTTATTGCCAATTCAAGGCCTGTCCCTTCCTGGTCAGAAGGGATGGCCTTTTTACATAGAGAAAAGCCAAAAACCAATGAAAGAAGGAATTGTCATGACAAAAAACCAAGCGCCTGCTATGAAGCAGGTATCTTTCGAGGATTTATTCGGTCTGCTTTCAGGCAATGAATGTAGTCAGTCCGGTATCCTCACCCTGGATGACCTGAACCAAATGGATTGGGAAGCCATGTTCGCAGAAGAAGACGATGATCCCACTTCCTTCGCAAATGATTCTGAAGCGGAGGAAACCGTTCAGAGCACTCCGAAAAAAGCCCCGCTTATCGAGTGGGACAAGGAGGCGGAACAGGATCTGCCGACAGTGCAAAACCTTATCATCCGCAAAGGGAAAGCAAAGGTGTTTTCGCCTTCTGCCGAACCGGAACCGATTGTGGACGGAGCGGATCGGGTCAAAGCGAATATTGACGCGATCCTTGAGGCAAAACGCCTTATCCTGGCAAATGAGTATGCCGATACTGCCAGCCAGGAGATCCTTGCCGCTTATTCCGGCTGGGAAGGGATCCCTGTTCAGGAGCATCGGCACACCTTGGAAACCCATTTCACGGACGAAGAAATTAACGAGTTTGAATCGCTCCCCCAGTACCCTTATGCGCCCAGCCATATCGTGCGTCGCGCCGTTTCCGGTATCCTGAAGGCTGCAGGCTTCCAGTCTGGGAACATCCTGATCCACGGCGCCGGAAACGGCGCCATTCTCCGCTCGCTGCCCAAGAAGCTGGTGAAGACCAGCCGCGTGACGATTGACGCCACAGACAGGCTGAGCGGTGACATTCAGTCGCTGTTATTCCCCACCAGCGAGATCACGGCAGAGGACGACTTTCTCCAGGACAGTTATTACGACCTGGCGATCACAATGGCCCCTTCCTATCCAAAAGGGACTAAGATCCTTCGCGGCAGGAAGGGCGGCGGCCTGGAACTGCCCAACTACGCGGCTTCCATGCTGCGATCCGTCAATGCAGTACGGTCTGGCGGCCTTCTCCTGGTAATGATGGACAGCAAAACAGTGGATCAGCTGTGGAGGGAGGTTCCCTTTATCCTTTCAGCAATCCCTGTCCGGCTGGTGGGCGGCCTGCGGATGGATTATGACGCTTTTGGCAACGGGTGTTGTTACGACATCCTGGTGTTTACCAAAGCCCGAAAAAAATCCGCCCTGGACACCGCTCAGTTTCAGCCTTCCCGCGGCCACATTGCATATTATGAAGAACACCCCGAGTGCATGATCGGCGAATTTGTCCCTGAAATGAAAACGCCTCAATCGGTCGAACCGGTTGATGAAAGCAACCAGGTCAAGATGTTCCATGCCGCCGTAAAAGGCTGGGGATGTGATGGGATCTATCAGGAGGTAGAAACGGATGAGGAAACGGAAGATGGGCAAAGCCTTCCGGCTGTTCCCGGCGTCAAAAACTTCGGGATGGTTCTCATCGGCGGCGAGGTGTACCAGCGTGTGGACAGCCGTATGATTAAGCAGAAATTCACCGGCCGTTCTCTGGAGCGTGTGAAGGGTATGATCGCCATTCGCAACCAGGCCCGGAAAGTAATTCAGATGCAGATTGCGGAGTGTACCGATGAAGAGTTGGAGCCCGAGCAGGAAAAGCTCAATCTTTTCTACGATCAGTTTGTAGAAGAATTCGGGCCTCTCACCAAACCGGTAAACCTCCGACTCTTCCGTGAGGATGCCGAAGCCTCTCTTCTCACCTCTCTGGAATACACGGATGAGGAAGATGTGGTCCACAAGGCCGACATCTTCACCAAACGCACCATCAAGATGCGGAAAGCCATCACTTCCTGTGATACTCCGCAGGAATCTCTCTTTGTCTGCCTGGACCACAAAGGATGGGTAGACATCCGCTACATTGCCGGCCTGTGCAAAATGGATGAAGCTGACGTGCTGCAGGAGCTGGCTGGCAGCCAGATCTTTAAGAACCCCGCTGCCAAAAGCGAAGAGGACGAATGGCTCACCAGCGACCAGTACCTGAGCGGCAATGTCCTTCAAAAGCTGGAGGAAGCAAAAGCCACTGCTGCCGCTGATCCGGCTTATGAGCCCAATGTAAAAGCACTGGAAGCGGCCCAGCCGCCGCTGATCCCGGCGGAGGATATTGATGTCACCCTGGGTTCCCCCTTCCTGTCCCCCGATTACGTTTCCCAATTCCTGTTTGAAAAGATTGGGAAGAAAAAGACTGGACGCGGGCCCAACAGCTTCCTCATTCAAAAGAAGGCGAACGGAGGATACAAGATCAAAACCTACTGTTACATTGCCGCTACCAACCCGGAATTCTGCAGTGTTTACGGCACGGTGGAATATAACGCGATTTGGCTGACCCAACGGTTGATGAACAAGTATGAAGTAGTAGCGACCAAAGAGGAAACGGACGCCAGCGGAAAAATCCACAAGGTCCGGGATCATGAGAAAACGGTCATCCTTTTGGAAAAATGCCGCCTCATCGAGGACGCATTCCGTGAGTGGATCTTCCAGGACCCCACACGGGAAACAGAAATCGTTTCGGCCTATAACCAGCAGTACAACAATGAGGTGGTTCCTAAATATGACGGAAGCCATCTGACCTTTCCAGGAATGACCGCTGCCATTGAGCTCAAGCCGCATCAAAAAAACGCAGTATACCGGATCATCCGGGAAAACGGCGCCTTGATCGGCCATACAGTGGGCAGCGGAAAAACCATCACCCTGTTGGCTGCCGGAATGGAACTCAAGCGTCTTGGAAGGATTAACAAACCCCTCTACTTGGTCCCGAACAATCTCTTGCCGCAGTGGGGAGGCGAGATGATGCGCCTTTACCCCTCCGCCAACATTTTGCTGGCGGATCCGGCCGACATGCGCAAAGCACGCCGGAAACGGTTCCTCACCCGCATGGCATTGGGGGATTATGACGCCATCATTCTCGGTTCTTCCTCGTTCAGCCTGATTCCGACCCCGACAGATTCTGTGCAGAAGACCATCTGGCACAACGCCGAACTGATGCGCCGTGTGCGGTTCTCTGAAAACAGCCGCGTTACCACAGCGGATCTGGTTACACCCCGGATGCGGGAGGACCAGGCCCAGAACTTCCTGGCGAACCAATCCGCGGATTATAACCTGGAGGAACTGGGAATCGACTATCTCTTTGTGGACGAGTCGCACGAGTTTAAAAACCTCTACTGCCCCACCGGCGGGAACGGACTCCGCGGCGTTTCCAATACCGCTTCGGCCAAGTGTACCGACCTCTACTATAAAACCAAATACCTGGCAAGTCTGTATGGCGGGAAGGGCGGCTTCACTTTTGCCACCGGCACGGCGATCGTCAACAGCATTACCGAGCTCTATTCCCTCCAGCGGTATTTCCAGGAAGACCTCTTGATCGAAAAGAACATTTTCGGTCTGGACGACTGGCTTGCCCTCTACGGCAATATTACGACCGATTGGGAGCTGCCGCCGGAAGGGCTGAACGAAAATGGAGAAGGGTTCCGTCAGGTAAGGCGGGTTTCCTCCTTCAAAAACGTGCCTGAACTCATGAAGATGGTCTTGCAATTCCTGGATACCGTCACCAAAGACCAGATCCAGATGAACACGCCGGATGTGGTTATACAAACAGTCAGCTGCCCTGCCAGCATTGAGCAGAAAGCCTATATGCAGGAGCTGGTAGAGCGCGCCAACCTGATCCGTCAGGGCCGCACCAAGAAAAATAAGGACAATATGCTGGCTGTTACGGTGGATGGACGGAAAGCTGCTTTGGACATCCGCACGGTCCGTCCCAGGGCGCCTGAAAGCAAGACCAATAAGGTGAACCAGTGTGCCGATAGGATTTGGGAATTCTATCAGAAGTACCAGTCCCTGCGTGCTACACAGGTGGCCTTCAGCGACATCTCCACCCCGAATCAGGCTGGTTTCAATGTCTATGACGCTTTGAAACAGAAGCTGGTGAAGCTGGGGATCCCCGAGGACGAAATTGCCTTCGCCCACGATTTTAAGACTGCCAAGCAGCAGACCTCTATGCGAATTAAAATGCAGTCTGGCAGGCTGCGTGTGCTGATCGGATCGACGGCCACCATCGGCCAAGGGGTCAATATCCAGAACCGGCTCATTGCCCTCCATAACTTGGACGTGCCGTGGACGCCGAAGGATATTGACCAGCGGCAGGGGCGGATCGAACGGCCCGGCAATATGCACACGACCGTCTTTGTGTTCAACTACGTCACAGAAGGGTCGTTTGACAGCTACATGTGGCAGCTGATTGAGCTCAAGGCGAAACTGATTTCCCAGGTGCTGCGCGGTGATTACTCGCATCGCACGATCGAGGACAGCGATACCAAGGTGCTGACCTATTCGGAGATCAAAGCGATCGCAACCGGCGATACCCGTTTTCTCCAGCGCGCCAAGCTGGAAGGCGAGATCGCCAGGCTGGAAACCCTCAAGCGTGGATTTGACTCACAGCGCAGCCGTCTGAAACAGGATGTGCATATCAACATCCCACATACCATCCAGTATCTGAAGGAGCTGATCCCCAGGCTGGAGCAGGATGCTTCCCATCTCAAGTCATATTATGGGGATCCTGTTCTGGAATGTGACGGGAAAAGCTATCATCTCAACAACAAGGAGGAATGGAGCGAGGCTATTAAGGTGCTCGGCCCAAAAGTTGTGAAACTAGAGCAGGGAGATATACTGGGGAAGTACAATGGAATGGAGATCGTGGCAGTCAGACAAGACGCCGTATCTTCGTTCTTTGCTGCCAAGGATTACACGATCGCCCTTCAGGGGAAGGCAACACACAGGCTGGATCAGGATCGCATTATTTTCAAGGGCATCTCTGTCCTGAAGCTCTGTGACGAGATCGTAAACGGCATCCCGGATTCCCTGAAAGAAAAACAGGATAAACTCAGATCCAACGAACTCGCTCTCAAATCCGCTGAAGCATTGCTCAGTGAGCCGTTTGAACAGCAGGAGCGGCTGGATCAACTCAAGGAGGAATATGCTGAACTGACCGAATTGCTGACGGCATAAGCCGTTCAAAAGCAGAAAAAGCCTCCCTCGTGGAGGCTTTTTTTATTTTGGTCGTTTTTTCTGTTTTTTTTACTATAATGATAGTAGACGGATATGTGGGCGTGGTGTAATGAGCACGCCGGAGGGCCCAACCGGAGGTATGGGGTCGCCCCCCATCGCACGCAATAATGGCCTGGGCCGGGAACCAGGCTGAAAAAATGATTATCTGTCCCGGCAAAACGCTCCTGTCTTAACCAGTTCTCTCCCTGGGAAAAGAGATGGAGTGGACACCTGTGAACGTGTCGGAAGCCCTAAAGGGAAGAAGGCTGGCTCGGAGTTCAGTGCGTTGTTCGGCCTGAGCCGGAGGGACAGGGCAAGCCGGTATGGGTTAAGGCCGGCATAAGGCGCCTGGAAAACCAGGCGCTCTATGGGGTTGAAAGGTTTATCAGGGTTCGATTCCCTGCGGCCCCGGTTTTTCAAAACAAATCGCATTCCCAGCTTGAGAGACGGGTAGTCACAATAGAAATGCAAATGGTCCTTCTTCCACAAACCTTCCTTGCTCATTCTATTGCCCCGACTGATTGCCCGTCTCTGAGGCTGGGATCTTGACAGGAGATGATACTATGCCGAAAGAACGGCCATACAGCCGCCGGATAGTGGAAGACAAGCTGTTCCGCTTCCTGCTTTCTGCCAATAAGATGACCTATAAGGATTTTTACGAGCTATATTGCAGGGAGGCTTCCGAGGTCGATACCTCCTCCGGGAACAGGCCAAGTTATAGCGGCTTTATGGGCTGGCTCACAAACTATGGGTTGAAATTCCAGCGTATTCCCGGCTTTTTGGACTTGCTGGGCTACCGTCTTGTGGTAGTCCCCAAGGACGCCGCGGTGAAGGTGAGCTATCCAGGCAACACCGCGGGAGCAATCCCATCAGCCAGTGAGCAAACGGCCGTCGGCATCCAAGCTGCCGTATTCGATAAGGCGTCCGGTATTATGACAATCGACCGGATTGAGAGCCCCTACACCTTGACCCTCAGAAGTCAAAAATCCCGGAAGGAGGAGTAATTTTGATGAAGCGGATCCACACAAATCTTCGAGCCTGCCTTCAGCACACCAGGCGGTATTACGGCCAGTTTTTCACGCCCCGGAACCTTTCCGCTATTGCGTTGGCGTCTGCTGCTGTAACGGTATCGGCGGTGGGGCTGAATGCCGTTGTCGCCAAAGCGGACGTGGCCAAGTGGATGGCGGAAGATGTTTTCAATGAAGAGATTTACGATGGCAAGTACGACTATATCCGGAATGAAGACGCGCCGGAGGAATCCGAGTACAGGTTCCATCTCCAAATGCCCATGATGCTGGAGGGCTATTTAGATTCTTCCAATTATGTCTCAAACGGTACTTCCGATCCGGCGCATCCCAAGCTGGATGAGTCTTTGAAAATGACGACTCAGCCGGATTTCTTTCACGCGGAGGACTTCGAATTGCCCAGCGATGAAGAATGGGAGGAATCTGCAGGGGACGCCACCGAATTTGTGGAGGACCGGCCGCCTAAATCCGGTCTGGAGTAAGGTATGACGCAGCATCCAGTTCACACGGTTTCTTTCGGCAAAGCTATCGTATTGCTGGCGTTGGCTATGTTGATTCCCACCATTCTGTTCCAAGGCGTATTTATGCTGATGTATGTCCCCAGCGAAAGCATGTCGCCCACATTAAACAGCGGCGATGTCCTTTTGGGCAGCCGAGTTTTTTCAGAACTGGAACGGGGAGATATTGTCGTCTTTGAAAAGGATGGCTCCATGCTGATCAAGAGGATTATTGGCCTTCCCGGCGAAGAGGTCCGAATTGCCGATGATGGGACAATTTTTGTTGACGGTAAAACCCTTCGGGAGGAATATGTGTCATTCCAGAGGGAGGGCCAGGAGCAGATATTTCAAGTTCCAGAAGGCTGCTACCTGCTTCTGGGGGATAACCGTCAGCACTCGTATGACGCCCGGTACTGGGAGAACCCCTACATACCAGCGTCCGCAATCCGGTCAGTCGCAAAAAGAAAACTATTTTCCCTTCCACATTTCTAAAAAGGAGATTGTCAAATGAAAAAGCTATCACCCAAAACGCTGGCACTGCTGATTGCAGCGGCAGCTGTCGTCGCAATCGGCGCCTTCCTGCTTTTAAAGCCGTCCTCTGAGCCAACGGAGGAGCCAGGCAGTTCGGAAAGCGAGCCTTCTTCTTCCCTCTCCAGTGAGCAGGAAGGATCGTCTTCCCAGGTATCGGAGATCCCGGATATTGATTCTACCAACCAGGATTATGAGCAGCCCTACCCGGAAGTGGATTTTTCCAACCTCTCCCCCACAACGCTGACAAAAGAAGAGGTTGACCGGAATATTGAGGAGATGCTTCCGAAGTTGTTGGCCCTTGACGAGCAGACCATCGAACAGCAGGTTTCACCGCGCACCTTCGGCGGGGAATATAACCCCTTTCGGCTGATGCTGGACACCTGTCTGGCGGACGAGGCGATCGGCGATGCGTTCCGAAATATGGGGAGTGCCACGACCTATGAGATACTGGAAATCAGAGGTGATCCCAGCCAGTCCAATTTTGTTACCGTTACACTCGCTGTCACAACGCCCTACATGGCCTCCAGAGCACCTGAGCTTGCGGCAGGGGAAGATTCCGCATACGATCAGGAGATGACCTCTTTCAAAGCCACAGGGGCGGCAGCGGCGATTTCTGCTATGGATATGGGCAGTGTTCCGGCAAGCACAGATCTTGTAAAGCTGGAGTTCCTGATAGAAGATGATGTGCCCATGCTGTATTATCCCACATCCTATACCTATGGCGATGAAATCCCCCAGTATGCGTTCTTCTGGGGCGCTGTGGAGTTCCAGGGCACCCGCGGCGGTGACCTTCTGCTCAAAAACGATTATGGCAACGCACGGGAGATTTCCGAAGCTGCTTTCGGCAATGAAGACTTGGTTGAATATCTGAACACGGCAGTGGATGGCATTCAAAAGAGCGATATGGACGCACTGGCCACACTTTCCTTTGGCGGGGACGATCTGGACAGCCATTTCGCCATCAGCTCCACCTATCCCTCCTATCAGCGAAAATTTGATGATTATTCCGGTATGGAGGAGGCGATGAAAGAACGTATGGCTTCTTTGGAGTGCAGCCTTCGCTATTTCATCTTAACCAGCACAGAAACAGGCAGCCAGAGCGCGGCTATTGAAATGACGGCTTCCGTTGTCGATCCATTCACGGGGGTCAGGGTCTACAAAACGCTGTTCCGCCGGTTTTCCGATGTGGACAACCTGAGCAGCTATAACGGGGTTGGGTTAAATAATTCCGTCTCTGACCTGATTGAATTTGCCATGGGTGGAGACTCCATAACAGCGGAGGACCGGATGCTTCTGGAGGAGAGATTGGGAAAATAACGTGTTAAAAAGAATTAAAAAACAAAGATGTGTTGACACGATACAAAAACGGGGGTACACTCTAGGTATTCCATGAAAGTATTCGCTGCCCACCGAGGCAGTAAAGTAAGGCCTTCTGTCCATGCTGACAGCTGGCCGGTGTGAAACCTAACGGCACGATTGCGCCCTTTTGGGCACGACCGTGCCTTTTTTATTGCCAATTCAAGGGCTTTCCCTGGTCGGGGGAAGTCCTTTTCACATAGAGAAATAGAAACCAAAACCACAAAAGTAAGAAAGTGAGGACTCACAATGACAACAGAGAAGAAAATGGCGTCCCCCTATCGCGGCAACTGCGAAGCGCTGAAAGCCATCAATGAAGTTCCTATCGACATTTCCCTTCTGGCACAGGAATCTACCCCTGCCTTTGAAGGCGAGCCGGTTCGGAAATTTTTCCCGGTCCGCTCTCAGGTAACTTGGTTCCGGCTGAAAAATGGGAATGCCGGCACAATCCAAACAGACATCGTTTCCCGCGATGAGTTCATGGTTGTCATGAAGGCGACTGTGACCATTGACGGCGTAGCGATTGCCAATGCGTTTGGCTCAGCAGATACTCAGACCGACGGCCAGAACGGTGACGGAATTAAACTCATTGAAGCGGCGGAATCGCGTGCGATCGCTCGTGCATTGGACTTTGCCGGCTATGGATGCCAGCTGGATCTGAACACTTTCGGGACAGAGGAACCGCAGGCTGCAGAAACAGCACCAGCTGGATCGCCGGATGAGGCGGCGCCTACAGAGGTTCCCGCTGCCCCGGCTCAGCCAGGGGTCATGACTGGGAAATCAAAAGTAGATGCCAATGCGCCCTCCGAGATCATTGATATTCATGATCTGGAGGCTGCCGCACCGGAAGAGCAGCCGGAAGAAAAGCCGGTGAAAAAGAGACGTTCGAAAGCCGATAAAGAGGCCACGGTTCCTGTCTCAGATCCTCCCGCTGATGTGGGCCGGGCTGATGAAGCCCCTGCCCAGCCGGTTGTGACAGAGGATGCTGGCCGACAAGAGTTGAGCGATCCAGTGGCGCCGGAGGGACCAGAAAAAGGCGCCTCCCTCCAACCCGATACTGAAGCGTCTCCTGTTGAGCCGGAGCCTGAAGACCCGCGCACAGCGGAAGAAAAGGTTTGGGATTATATTATGCTGGCTATGTCCGGTAATTATCCAGACCCGCAGTTGGATCCGCGATTCTTCAATGAGCAAAATCAGGATGTGGATGCGTTCTTTATCAACGGCAACAACGGTGAATTTGCTACGAAAATGCGTAATCGTGATCTCCAGCTGGCGATTAACTTCCTGGAAAACGATCAGGACTTGGTAATGCAAATCCGGTATCCCTCCACAAGGGGCCAGTTTGCCGGCCGCACATTTGGTGAGATCTACGGTACGCTGGGAACCAATATTGCCAACCAGGCCGTAGAAAACTGCAAAAATCTCTACCATGGGAAAAATGTTCCCGCCTACGCGGCGACGCTGCTTTTGGTGGAGATGATGAACAAACGATAATCGAACACTGAGGAGGGAAAGCCGGGATGTTCGACCAATTTTCAATTTTCGATGTGATAAGCATCGTGGGGCTCGACGCCGCTCGGATTCGCTCCAATAGTGGTTATTATGATTGCCCAATCTGCGGGGGGAAGAAAAAGCTCAATGTCAATGTCAGCAAAGGACATGGCGGCGTCTGCCGATGCGCAAAGTGCGCTGCCGGCGGTGATAAGCTGGATCTTTTCCTCCTGTTCCACAATCCCAAGCTGGTGCCGACAAGGAGCAGCTCTCAAAACGGCGCCTTCTACTTCCGACCGTCTGAAGAAGATCGGAAATGGGGTATGAAGGAACTGGAACGCATCTTGAATCTCAGCCGGAAAGACCCGGCCTATATGAACAAGGTGCGCCAGGTGCGGCAAACAGCTGTATCAGCCGCTAACGCGGCTTCCAAAATCAGTTCCCCAGAGCAAAGGAACGCTGTCTATACTGCATTTCTGCGGCTTTTGAAGCTCTCGGCGCCACACCGCGCTTCGCTTCATGAGCGAGGGCTGACCGACAGGGATATAGACCGGATCATGTTCCGGTCTACCCCCTTGTTCGGCCGGACGCAACTGGCACAGAAACTGGTTGCGCAGGGACTGGATTTGGAAAATGTACCGGGTTTCTTCAAACTCTCACAGGTGGACGAATCCACTGGAGAAGTAAAAGAGAACTGGAGTATTTACTGCCCGGATCCCGGGTATTTTGTACCTATCCGCAATAAAGACGGATTGATCGTCTCCATGCAGATCAGGCTCAATAAGCCGACTACGGCAAAAGATAAATACCGCTTCTTCACGAGTGGACGTGAAAGCCTGAAGAGCGGCATCAGCGCCGTAAGTGAGATCCATGTGGAGATGGGTAAGGAACCGCTGAAGTATGTTTATGTCACCGAAGGCCCGATCAAAGGGTATGTGGCCAGGGCGCTGTACCAGAAACTCTATGGGAAGGATGACCTATGCGTTCTCTGCGTAGTCGGAACCTCCAATTTTGGAGGAGTCCGGCCGCTGCTGCAATGGCTGATGGAAACCAACCCTGTGGAGCAGATTGTGGAATTCTATGATCTTGATAAGTTCACCAATCCCTATGTGGGAAGGGACAGGGATAACCTGGAACGGGAGATCAAGGAAAGCATTCTGGAAATGCGCCAAAAATTGAAAAAAGAATATGCCACTGGAAAGCCTCTGCCGAAGTTTTTCTCCCATAGCAAAGGGAAATACCTGGGCAAAGGCGTCGATGACCACCTGCTTGTGATATATAAGCAGCATCACTCTGGCCGACTTCCAAATGAGGAGGAATCACTGTGAGTACACCTAAATTATTCGAGATGGATTTTGATAAAGCGTTCTCCGCTGAGGTCAAACGCTTGGGAAATCTGGCTACCCAGGGTTCCTATGCGATGCTTCGCGGGGAAGCGCCTGACCGCCTGATTGTCTGCTTCTACGGCAAGGAGGTGCAGAGCCGGAGCTGCTTTGAGTATCCGGTTCAAAATGAATTTACCGTTTTTGCCAATGCCAAAGACATCCTGGATCTGCTGAAATCTTTCCCGGAAGGGAAGCTGTCAGTCCGCGATAGTATGCTGACGCTCAGTGCCGGGAAAACGCGGATGAATCGGGCCCTTCCGCCCAGCATCCCCGAACCGGTATTCCCGGAATTTCCGGCAGAAGGGCTTTCCGGGCTCCCGCAAAACGTCTTTGAAAATGCCGCTCTTGCCGCCTACGCTGCCGCCCAATCGGCACACGAAGACTCTACGGAAAGAGTAAGCATTTTGCTGACGCACGACCGTGTTTCCATCACTGCGACAAACGGCCAGATCGCTGCTTGTGTGGAATCGCCGGCAGATTATACCGGCGATGGAACTGAAGAATATCTCCTCCACCCTCGCGTGATAACGGCACTGGCGCCGCTTTCAATCAAAGAAGACGCGCCGGAAATCCTGATCGGCAGCGACGGCCGCCGGTATCTGCTGCGATTTGGAGAGTATGAGATTACCGTCAGCATTCCCAGTTGTGCTTCCAGGCGTTCCAGCATAGATGCCGTTATAAAGGCTCTTTCCCCAACGCCATGCCTGGATGCCGTTATCGACGCATCCAGCTTGACGCTGTTCCTGGAGCGCGCAAAACTTCTGGACAGCAGCGCCAGAAAACAACCGGTATTCCTGTCCGCTGATAGCAGCAAAGGCTGTGTGGAAGCGCACTATGAAACCGGTCTTGGAAACATTGAGGATGTGCTTCCCGCCCAAACCGGCGGCAGCCTTCCGAAAGCGGTAGTTGCCATAAGCCCCCGAAACCTTTCCGAAGTTTGCTCCCATCTTCAGCTTCCTGTTATGCAGATGAAGATTTACGGCCCGAGTTCCCCTTTGGTCGTAACGGAGCTTGCAGGGAAAAGCAAGATTACCCATATCGCCCTCCCCATAGTGGTAAAGCAGGGCGCTTCTGAGGATGATCTACCATTTAACGTCAACGATTGGGACGAATAAGCCAATCGAAAAAGCCGCCTCTGTGCGGCTTTTTTTGTTGCGCAAATATGCGCTTTTCAAAAAATTAAAATTAGGGCCCTCATTTCCGCAAATTTCGGTCGTAAATTTCATTTTTTTTACTATATACATTATGAAAGGATTTTATGCTGGAGAAGAGGTGAAACAAAATTGAGCGAATTACGCTTTAAATCCTGGGATCCGTTGACCGGTGGCGTGAACAGCGCCTACTTGTTTCGGGCGGCGCGTCTGATCCGGGAAGTTGGCGGAAAAAGGGATCTGCTATACTGGATGTCTTTAGACGGGGAATGCGAAACCGGGGAATTTCATACGCTCACGGAGCCTTTGCATGACGAAGTGTTCGGAACTGAAGTAGCATTCCCCTATAAGTTTGACCCCACCTACTGCCCCTATCGGCTGAGCGAACTTCAGGATATGAACACACCTGAGAATATCGCCGTCTGCCACAAGGGAGATCTATTTGCCCCCTGGGTGCCGAGTTCTGTGATCTATGAGGTTTTGAACGCTGCCGCTTCGGCGCCGCTTCATCAGTATTTCTTTCTGACGCGGTTCCCCGAGAGGTATCTGGAATTCCCGATGAAAAGCCCCAATTCCATCTATGGCGTATGGATTGACCGTCAGGGCCAGCTTCAACGGCTTTTGCAAACAGAGGTCCCCGATGTGCGTTACCTGGTCATGGAGCCGATGCGAAGCCGCATTGACCTGGAACAGTATCTGAAGGCTTCTCCGTACAAACCGGAATGGATGCTGTTGGGGACAGGCAGATTAAGGTACAGAAAGCTGATCCAGCCGGAATGGCTTTCTGAAATTGCCGAGACATGCCGGCGGCACAGAATACCGCTCTACATGAAAAAGCCTCTCCATGCTCTGGCGGGAAATCACTTCACACAGGAAATCAATCCAACACTTTTTTGGTAAATTTAGGAGGACATTATGATGTCGATTATCACCAACCAGCCTGAACCCATCACAACCGTCATTGGCTGTGACAGCGGTAATAAGCTCGTAAAAACTGCCGGCTCTATTACTTTGGCGGGAATCCAGAAGTTGCCGAACCGTCCGGCCGTCGCGCCGCCTGACCCCATGGATCTGCTGCTGATCAATGGGCAGTATTATGTCGTAAGCAACAAGCGGCTGGCCTACGAACGGGACAAGAGCATCAACGAGAACCATCTCTATCTCACCTTGATCGCTGTAGCCAAGGAAATGCAGGCCCGCCACATGAACCCCACCAGCAAAATTGTCCTGGCCGTAGGCCTGCCTCCCGGACACATGGCCAGCGCTAAGCTGGCCCAGACTTATCGGGATTACTTTCTCAAAGATGGCGGCGTTTACCGCTTCCAGTGCGGCGGTGTCAGCCATCAGATCACTATCAGCGATGTGATCGTCTGCCCCCAGGCGTATTCCATTCTGTTGACCCTTTCCCCTGAGATTATCCGGCAGCCCAGTATCCATGTAGTCGATATTGGTGGTGGCACCGTGGATACCGTCCATCTGGTGAACGGCCGCCCCGATCCCAATATGTCTTCTTTGGATATGGGCGTTATCCCGATGTATAACAGCATCCAGCTGCGGCTTCAGAACGAATTCGGCCGGCGGATCACAGAGGATCAGATCGACGACATTATCAAGGGCAAGCCTGGTTTCTTCAAACCGGAGCATGTGCGGGTTGTAATGGAAGTGGCTGAAGCCCATGTGAAGGCTATCTTTGACGAATACCGAGAAGCCGGGGAAGACTGGATGTCCAGCTATGTGGTCTTCTGCGGAGGCGGTTCGATCCTGCTCAAGCCCTTTATTGAGAAATATGCCGCAGAAAGCACTGGCAGCTATGTGGTTGTCAATGACCTGAAAGCGAACGCAAAAGGCTTTGAGACGTTTGCACGCACTCTGCTGAAAGGTCAGAAGTAAAGGAGTGAGACACTTTGAGCGAGACACGTCAGGCGCAAAAAATAAATATCGGCTTCAAGCCGCTTGGTGTCGATCCGGCTCATGACATAGTTTACAGTGTCTTAAAATCCCTGCCGCGTGGCGGAGCCAGAGATTTGATCGTACAGGCCGTTATAGAATTCCTCCAAAATCATGCGGGAGAAACGATTTCGGTGTCTGGAAAACGAAGCTACATCTTTGTCGGCGACTATTCGAGTTACAATATCCCTACCACTGAAAAACCGGGAAAACCGAAAAATGAGGATTCAGAACCGCCTATTGTGGTACAGCCCAAACCGGAGCCGTCAGAAACTTCGGAATCTGCAGCACAGGAGGATGTTTCGGCACCTCCTTCTGAGCCAGCTGAAGACAACCACCCCGAGCCGGAAAACTTCACAGAGCTGGATGAGGACACATTAAACAGTTTGGTTTTCGGGTTCTTCACAAACGAGTAGCCAAGTTGTTTCATAACGAAAAACAGGTAAGCATCTTTTGATAGAATGCTTACCTGTTTTTTTAACCTTTATCTTTTTGATTCTGGAGCGCCCGCTCAACAGCCGCTTGCACAGCTTCACGCCTTTCCTCTATCATCTTTTTCTCTTCTGCGGTCACGAGCATAACAATGGTCCTGTCTTTCAGCGACTCGTTATTGACTGGAGGGAGAATGATTTGCTCGCGTGGGTAATCATCGGGAAATTCCTCATTTTGTGCGCGCTTCAAAAGGCTGGTCAGGTCTTCCAGGGAAACGCCAAGCCCCTGGCAGATGGGGCCGAGATCTGTCAGATAAAGTTCTTCCAAGGCTCCTTTATTCAGGCGGTTCATAATTCGGTAATATGGCACACCAACCTGTTTGCACAAAGAAAGCAGAGTCGTGTGATTATTCCTGAGCAAAGAAAAAATACTTCTTTCTCTGAAAGCGACATAAAAACCCCTTCTTTGAAAATCTATCCGATTTCATTATAACAGAATTATATAGTTACTTCAAGCGAAAACACGGCTGTTTTTTAATTAAATAACAAAATTTTAGTTGAATTTTATATTTATAATTTTGCGAATATAGGGTTTTAATTTAACAGATTGCGAGATTTGCAATAGTTGACATTTCTGCTAATACGCTATAAAATCGTATTTACAAGGAGTTCTCCTTTTTATTACGGGTTTTGGATGCCAAAAAATTTAATTTTTTTAGAAAATTAGATTTTGTAAATTTGCAAAACATTGTTGCGATTCCAAAGGCGTCCAAAGGCTTGAAACGGGAGGCTTATATGACAAGAAAAGTTGATTTTGACAAGTATTTTTATAAGACGATCATAAAGGTCGCAGTCATCCAGGGATACACGCTCAAAGAACTGGCGCTGATCTGTGATGTAAAAGCCGACACTCTCTCACGCCGTTTGCAGAAAAGTGATGGCAGCAACTTAACAATGCAAGACTGCCTGATTCTCAGGGATACTCTGGCGCCTCATTTGACGCTGGATGAGCTTTTCCCCGAAGCATCTATGGAAGCTGCACGGGAAATGGCATTGCAAGATACATCCCTATAAATATCGCTATCAGCCTCTTTTAGGAGGTTGGTAATATAGCTGCACTTTGAAAACCGCATACGACCTCGCCACCTTGAAGATTCCCCCAGCCCGGGAGTGGGTAAGCGATGAGGACAGTCTAGGCGCTCATTGAGCCTGTTGATCGTCCTTGGAACGGCCGTCGCTGGCCGTGCGCGATGACAATGGGGGAGGTTTTTAAAGTTACTTCTGCCCGGCGGCGTCACAGCGAGAGGCAGCTCGATGTTGGAAATTCGAGAACATCAGCGGTTCGGACCACAGCCATTGGATAATGGCAGAGTGCGGATCCGGTGCCCGGTGTTATGAGTCTGAGCATTGGCCAGCGACCAAGAGAAGGGTGGTTTTCCAGGGTCCCCGCCCTGGAGTTCGGTAAAGTCTCAGAGGGGACATTCATAGGTTTAACATCTGCTTTATGGCAGAGTATCTGCAGCCAAATACGTTTGGCTGCAGTTCTGTGCTATAAAGCGTAATTACACAGCGGAAGGAGAAAGCTATATGCCCAAAACCAGGAAGAAAGGCCTTACACCTGAACTTATTTTGGAAAATCTGGTTCAGGAAGTGCAAAAGCAGGGGTATTCCGATCTTCTTCCGGTTTTGGAATCGGCTCGGCCGATGCTTCCTGCAATGTCAGAGAGCCGGTTTGAGCGCCCTGCCAGGGATTTACTGGCAGGAACGATTGCTACAATCATCGGCGTAAAATGTTGTCAAAAAGCTCCTGCAACGGTGATCCTGGTATGCAGCCAGAAAACTCAAAAAGCGAATGCGGAAAAATTGCAGCGCCTTTTGGACTGCCTGCGGGATCTCGGCTATCTCGCTTCCACACGGCTTGCGGTAAAAGAATCTGCAGACTGCTATGTGTGCATTAAACGCCTCAAAAATGCAAAAGCAAATGGGCATGATCTTTCCGACAAATTGGAACGGCGCCTTACCACTCAGGGTTTGGACCGTTCTACCAAAAATTTGATCCATGTGCAGTCCTGTTCAAATAGCTGCAGATACAGGGATCAGTGCCGGTATCAAAACCTTCGGCAAAAAATGATAGAAGGCGAAATCCCATACCAGGTCTATTCCGAGCAGCAATATCTGAACGCACTCCGTAACAACCAGCTTCCAAAATCCAGATTGGTAATCTATGAACCGGTAAATGGGCGGTTATCTTACAATAACCAGGCACCTGTTTTCCGGCAGAAAGAACTGGAACAGGTTCTGCTCCAGAGCGAACGGCTGTGTAGCTCAGCAACGAAGAAGAAAAAGGCTGTGTGCAAAGAAACCGCATCTGTAAGGGAGGCCGCAAAAAAGTATTTCTCACTTCCCCCCAGCCGGAGCGGATCCTTGCAGGCACAGGAGCTGCTTACAGACATCCACGGCAGCCTTATCAAAATTCAGGACCTTTGCGTCAACGAATTGGCGCTGAAAGGCATAGAGCGAAAGCGGTGGCGGCAAGGATTGCAGCAAGCCATTCAGTCTGTCGAGACGCTTTTGCAGGGCCTTTCCAGACTTTCAAGGTAAAAGAGGTGAGAAAAGATGAACACTGAGAATGAAAAGCCATTATACGAAGAAATGGTCAACTTGATCGAAGCGGATTTAGAAAGCTATCCCCCCACCCTTCAGGCCAAGCATATTTCTCAGTACATGGGGGTCAGCTTGGGGACAGCCTACAAACTTCTGAAATCAGAGGATTTTCCTGCTATAACGGTTCCAGACAGCAAGTTTATCCTGGTTCCCAAAAGCGTATTTACCAAATGGTACGCGGCTCGCTTGTGCAAAAAGCAGCTGGACGAAATGGAATGTGAAGGCGTATAATATTCACACCCGTTTTACAGCTGAATGATTTGCCAGGCGAGTTTTTGTTTGTCCCGAGATCAGAAGGGAGGAACAGTTATGCAAGGATCTACGGGAGAATTACCCCGTAAAAAGGGGACAGGGAATATTCGCCGATACGCCAATGGCGTTTGGCAAGCCAGCTTTTCTCATCACGGAAAGCGCCTGTTTATGCAAGCAATATCCCGTGATGAGGCAACGAAGAAGTTGAATCTTGCGCTTCAATTTGCCCAAAAAGAGTCGTTCGACGGCTCCAAAGACCTTTTGGATCTTTACTTGAAGGAAAACGGCTACCCGGCCGGGGTTCTGAGAGAGCTGCCGGCGGCGATCAGTTCTTATAACATCAACCGCAATTCCCCTAATTCCTGGCGCGTTGCGATGCGCGTCCAGGGAAAGAAGTATCGGATCGGCGCCGTCTCTGAAGAGGAGGCGAAGGCAAAATACCGCGCTTTTGAACAAGCCGTGCAGCAGGGCGCATTTACCAATTCGGAAGAAAGCCTGGATGAGATCCTGAAAGCAGCCGGATTCCCAGCTGGAAGGTTCCACGGTTCGCACACGCTGCCAAAAGGCGAAAAGCATGGGCCCTTCCGCGATGGGGTGCGGTTGAGGAAGGAAGGCTTTTATGAAGGCCGTTATTGTTTGAAAGGCCGCACAGAAAGCGTTTATGCGCACACAGAAAAAGAGGCCCGGAAGAAACTCCGGGCTATCCAAGTCGCCATCGACAATGGTACGTTTGTGGGAAAGAACAAGGATACTTTTTGCGGTTATTTGATGTCCTGGCTGGACCATGCCGGGAAAACCAGCCTCCGGCCCAGCACAAAAAAGAAGTACCGCATGTATATCCAGGCCCATTTCCTTCCCCATTTCGGTGAACGCCGGCTTCAGGAAGTGACAACCGAAATGCTGCAGGGTTTCTTTGATTTGAAAGCCTGTTCCGGCCGGGCCGATGGAAAAGAGGGCGGTTTATCCCATAAAACTCTTACCGACATGCGGAATATGCTCAAAAAGGCACTGAACTATGCGGTAAATCCCAAAAAACTCATAGATCACAATCCGGCCAGAGAAGTGGAACTGAAGTTTCACCGGGCGAAAGCAATCCCTCTTATCACCGAAGAGCAGGAAAACTTACTGGTGGAGAGAGGGATGGAATCTGACTCCCCCATCGGCTGGGCCGTTGTGATCCTTCTGCGCACAGGGATGCGGAAAGGGGAGCTGCTGGGTTTGCAGCTTGGGCAAATCGGATCTAACATTGGTTTTTTCCGGATTGAAAAATCCCTTACTCGAATGGAACATCCCAACGCACAGCAGGCGCCGGACTATCAGCGAGTAGACACTTGGGCAAAGAAGAAAAACAAAACGGGCCTTTATTTAGGCCCGCCAAAAACAGACTCGTCAATCCGGGAATTCCCGGTCGGGTCCCAGGTGAAGGAGTGCGTCAGAAGATTGATCGCCTACCAGGAGCGGCTTTTAGGTTACAGCGTTGACCACTGCCCAAATCATGGTACGGAGAACTTTCTATTGGTAACTCCTTTGCTTAGGCCCTATGACCCCAAGACATTTGATACGCACTTCAAGCGTTTTTTGGAAAGCTGCGGCGTAAAGAATGTCACTGTTCATTCTACACGGCATAGTTTTATCACAGAAATGGTTCAGAGGCATCCGGAAGATCTGCCATCCATTTCTGAAATCGTAGGCCATGCCGATAAATCAACAACTTTGCGCTATTCCCATGGTGCGGAACAGCGAAAGAAGTGTTTGATGGACAGCTTTTAAGTGAAGATGTTGCGCGAACGGTCAAAGGTAATATCCCGTGGTAATCTGGGGCCGGCAGCGCAACGAGATCATTTTTTTATGGACAAACAAAATCTGAGGAGTGAACCCATTCGTCTCGAAACGAAAAATTCACTCCCCAGATCCTGGTGCTCTATAAGTGGCACAAAGCCGCTTGTAGAGCGGTATTGGTTGCGGGGATAGGATTTGAACCTACGACCTTCGGGTTATGAGCCCGACGAGCTACCGAACTGCTCCACCCCGCGGAATACCGAATTATTTAGTTGTGCGCTCTCGAATTTTGTTGCGAAAGTGGGTTCGTTATGAGCCCGACGAGCTACCGAACTGCTCCACTCCGCGATATTGTATTAAGCACTCTCTTTGGGTGCCTATATAGAATACCACAGCGAGCAGAGATTGTCAAGAAGTTTTTTCAGATGCTATCGAACTTTTTCTTGAGACTATTCTTCTATGTTGGCTACCGGCTCCTCATCCCCAGAAGCAGGCTCCTCAGCGGGCACTTCCGCTTGGGCTTCCTCTTCTTCACAGCTGGGCTCCACCTGGGTGGAATAGTAGTCCAGGTCATCAGGCTCTGCGCCCAGCAGGTCGTCGCCGTACTCGTCACAAAGGGCATCGTTTTTCCGTTTAAAGTAGGCGGCAAGGGCCACTACAACGCCCACCAGGGCGACCAAAAGCGCAATAATGGATATGAGATAACCTTTTTTCATGGTATTTCCTCCCGTCTATGCCGGGCGGACGGCCACGGCAGATGATGAATACTGTTTTTAGTATAATACCCTTTTTTTGAAAGTACAATACACCTTTGTGAAAGATTGACCGCTAATTTGTGAACAAATGGAGAGATTTTCCTTATTGCAGCAGAGACCGACCGGTCATCTCGGTGGGCTGGGGGAGTTCCAGCAGCTCCAACATGGTGGGGGCGATGTCCGCCAGGATTCCACCCTCCCGCAGGCCGCGGGAAATCCCCGCCGCGACAAAGGGCACCGGGTTGGTGGTGTGAGCGGTAAACGGGCTGCCATCTTCAGCCATCATCTGGTCTGCGTTTCCGTGGTCCGCTGTGATAAGGGCAGCTCCTCCAGCCTTCAAAAGGTGGTCCACCAGCTGGCCGACACAGGCATCCACCGCTTCCACCGCTTTGACTGCGGCTTCATACACACCGGTGTGACCCACCATATCGCAGTTGGCATAGTTGAGGATGATGACGTCATACTCCCCGCTGTCGATGCGGCGCAGGGCCTCTTCCGTGACGGCAAAGGCGCTCATCTCCGGCTGCAAATCGTAGGTGGCTACCTTGGGAGAGGGGATCAGTACCCGGTCCTCACCAGGATAGACCGCCTCCACCCCACCGTTGAAGAAAAAGGTGACGTGGGCATACTTCTCGGTCTCGGCGATGCGCAGCTGCCGTTTGCCGTGGGCGGAGAGGTATTCCCCCAAGGTGTTTTCCAGCTTTTGCGGCGGAAAGGCAATTTGAACCCCCGGCATGGTGGCGTCGTACTGGGTCATGCAGATGTAATGGAGAGGGAAATACCCCAATCTCCGGTTAAAACCAGTAAATTCCGGGTCCACCAAAGCGCGGGTGATCTCCCGGGCGCGGTCGGGGCGGAAGTTGAAAAATACCACCGTGTCCCCTTCCCGGATCATCCCCTGCTGGTCGCAGACGGTGGGCTCCACAAATTCATCGGTAATCTCTTTTTTATAGGATTTTTCCAGAGCATCCTCATAATCGGGGTTGTAGCTGCCTTCCCCATAGACCATGGCGGCATAGGCCCGCTCCACCCGCTCCCAGCGGTTGTCCCGGTCCATGGCGTAATAGCGGCCCATGAAGGTGGCCAGCTTCCCTACCCCGATGGCTTCCATCCCCTCCACCAGCTTTTTCAGGTAGATGCCGGCAGTGTGAGGCGGCACATCCCGCCCGTCCAAAAAGGCGTGGACATAGACCTTCTCAAGCCCCTCCCGCTTGGCCAGCTCGATGAGGCCCAACAGGTGGGAAAGGTGGCTGTGAACCCCGCCGTCCGAGAGGAGGCCCAGCAGGTGGAGGGCTTTATCCCCCTCCTTACAGGCCCGGACTCCCGCGAGGAGGACGGGATTCTGGTAAAAATCCCCGTCCTTTATGGATTTTGTGATACGGGTCAGCTCTTGGTAGACGACCCGGCCCGCGCCCATGTTGGTGTGCCCCACCTCGGAGTTGCCCATCTGCCCCTCCGGCAGGCCCACAGCCAGGCCGGAAGCCTGCAACTGGGTGTGGGGGTTTTCAGCAAAAATGCGGTCCAGATTGGGGGTCTTTGCCGCCCGGATCGCATTTCCTTCGGTTTGATCGGCCAGGCCATACCCATCCAGTATGACAAGGGCCAGTGGTTTTTTCATTGAATTCTCCCCCATCTTATCTGGATGCCGCTTGGACAATGGCGGCGAAATCTGCCGCTTTCAGCGATGCGCCGCCGATGAGGCCGCCGTCCACATCCGGCTGGGCAAGAAGCTCGGCCGCGTTGGAGGCTTTCATCGAGCCGCCGTACTGGATGGTGAGAGCTTCGGCGGCCTCCCCGCCATAGAGGGCGGCGACGGTGGCGCGGACCACAGCGTTCCCCTCACCCGCTTGGGCAGCGGTGGCGGTTTTTCCGGTGCCGATGGCCCAGATGGGCTCATAGGCGACAATGATGTTGGAGAGCTGTGAGGCTGTTACCCCCGCTAAGGCCGCTGTGGCCTGGCGGGAGAGAACCTCCCGGGTTTTGCCCTCCTCCCGTTGGGAGAGGGTCTCCCCCACGCAGAGGATGACCTTGAGGCCGGCTTCCAAGGCGGCCAGCAGCCGCTTGTTGACTGTTTCGTCGGTGTCGCCAAAGTATTGGCGGCGCTCCGAGTGGCCGAGGATGACATATTCCGCCCCCAGCTCGGTGAGCATGGCGGGGGAAATCTCCCCGGTGAAGGCGCCGGACTCCTCCCAATGGCAGTTCTGGGCGCCGATTTTGATGTTGCTGCCGGCAGCCGCCGAGAGGGCGGTCTCCAGGTCGGTATAAGGAACGCAGAGGACCACCCCGCAGGCGGCTCCTGCCACCAGGGGTTTTATCTCCTCAATCAGCGCTTTGGCCTGGGGGCGGGTCAGGTTCATCTTCCAGTTGCCCGCGATGACCGCGCTGCGCTTGTTCGGGTTCATAGGTTTTCCTCCCATACATGGAATTATGCGGTTTAGTCCCGGTCGGAAAGGCAGGCGATGCCGGGCAGTTCCAGCCCTTCCAGGAATTCCAGGGAGGCGCCGCCGCCAGTGGAAATGTGGGTCATTTTATCGGCAAAGCCCAGCTGTTCCACCGCCGCTGCCGAATCGCCGCCGCCGATAATGGAGACCGAGCCGCTGTCCGCCACCGCTTTGGCCACGGCACAAGTGCCCTCGGCAAAGGGCTTCAGCTCAAACACGCCCATGGGGCCGTTCCAAACCACAGTGCCCGCTCCGGCAATGGCCTTGGCAAACAGTTCCCGGGTCTTGGGGCCGATATCCAGCCCCTGCCAGCCGGTGGGGATTGCTTCTGAGCCGACCACTTTGGTAGCCGCGTCCGCCGAGAAAGCGTCAGCCACCACATTGTCCACCGGCAGGAGAAGGGCCACGCCGTTCTTTTCGGCTTTGGCCATCAGTTCTTTGGCCAGGTCCAGTTTATCTTCTTCGCAGATGGAGTCACCGATCTCACAGCCCTTGGCTTTGAGGAAGGTGTAGGCCATGCCGCCCCCTATGATGAGGGTGTCCACTTTATCCAATAGGTTGTTGATCACACCGATTTTATCCGAGACTTTGGCGCCGCCCAAGATGGCTACAAAAGGCCGTTTGGGGTCATCCAGCGCCTTGCCCATGACCTCCAGCTCCTTCTGGATCAGGTAGCCGCAGGCGGAGGGCAGGTAGTCCGCCACCCCGGCGGTGGAGGAGTGGGCCCGGTGTGCAGTGCCGAAAGCGTCGTTGACATACAGCTCTGCCAGAGAGGCCAGCTGCTTGGAGAATTCTGGGTCGTTTTTGGTCTCCTCCTTATGGAAACGGACGTTTTCCAGGAGCATGACCTCCCCGTCCTGAAGGGAAGCGGCCAGGGCTTTGGCGTCCTCCCCCACAACATCCTTTGCCATCTTCACCGGCTGGCCCAACAGTTCCGACAGGCGGGCGGCCACCGGCTTCATGGAGAATTCCTCGGCATAGCCGTTTTTCGGCCGGCCCAGGTGGGAGCAGAGGATGACCCGCGCCCCTTGATCAACCAAGTACCGGATGGTTTTGAGGGATTCCTGGATGCGTTTGTCGTTGGTGATGGCCCCATCTTTGACGGGGACGTTAAAATCGCAGCGGACCAAAACCCGTTTGCCGTTCAGGGAAAGGTCCTCCACATTTTTTTTGTTCCGTGCGTTCATGCTGCACAACCTTTCACAGTGTATTCTTATGGGATGCCGGATGGGAGCTGGCACTATTTCCGGCTTTGATGGACGTTGCTGAGTGCGATCACTTCTGCGATTCATTGTACCCTATTCCACCGGCATTTTCAAGTGCGGCGTTGGAATAGGGGCCCATCTGCGCTGTCAGCAACAATTGGGGGAAATTCCCAAATAGGATATACAGCAAAAGGAAAAGGGAGGGGTAAACCCTCCCTTTTGTCATCTCTTATTTATTTGGTGCCGGGGATGGGGAAAGCAATGCCCACCATGTTGGGCCCGGAGTTGATGGCGATGCAGGCACCGGTGCGCAGGATATAGGCCGGCTTTTTGCCAGTCATCTCCTCGATAAGGGCGCAAAGCTCGTCAGCGGGCTTTTTATCCTCCCCGTAGAGCATGACAAAATCCCGGCCTTCGCCTTTATCCCGGTAAATTTCAGCGATGCGGTGGATCACCCCTTTGTCACCGCGAACCTTCTCCAGCACCACATTCTCCCCATCAGGGAAGGAAACGATGGGCCGCAGCCCCAAAAGGTCCCCTACAAAGGCGGCAGTGGAACCAAGGCGGCCAGAACGCTTGGCAAATTTCAAGGTGAAGAAAGTCGTGAAAATCTGGTTTTCGTCGATGGCTTTGACCAAATAGTCTTTCAGCTGCTGGAAGGTTGCCCCCTCCTTGAGCATCTTGGCGGCGTTGATCAGCGGGTAGCCATACCCCAACGAGTAGGCTTTGCCGTCAATGGCCTCAATGGTCAGCTTGTCCGCCAGTTCTGGACGGCTTTGAAACAGTCCCTCGATGGCCAGATGGCAGTTGCTTAAGGTATTGGATCCCTTGCCGTTGATGGAAACATACAGAATATGGGTGTACCCCTCTTGGCTGGCCTTCCAGAATTCCTCCAGAAAGCGGATAGGGGTAACCCCCGCGGTGGTGGGGAGCTCCTGGCAGGTATTCAGCATCTGGTAAAACTCCTCCGAGGTAAAATCCACCCGGTCTTCCAGGGTTTTCCCTTCATAAGTGATGGGCAGGTTGATGATGCGGATGCCCAGTTCCTCTTCCAAATCCCGGGGGATGTCGCATGCGGAATCGCTCATCAAAAGTATCTTTTCCATGGTTTCATTATTCCTTCCACTGGTATTTGGTCAGTTTCCCCTTGGATTCCAGGGCAGGGTATCCCCATTGGCGCAGCGCTTCATAGGTGGCCACTGCCACGGTATTGGACAGGTTCAAACTGCGGGCCGCCCCGATCATAGGCAGACGGACACAGGTGGGTTCGTTTTGGACCAGCAGCTCCTCCGGGAGGCCGGCGTCCTCCCGCCCAAAGACGATATAAGCGTTGTCCGGGTAGGAGACTTCGCTATAGACATGGCGGCCTTTGGTGGTAAAATAAAAAAATTCCCCTTGGTTCCTGCTGAAAAAGTCAGAGAGGCCGTCGTAATAGGTGATGTCTAGCAGGTGCCAGTAATCCAGGCCCGCCCGCTTGAGTTTTTTGTCGTCAATGGAAAAGCCCAGCGGCCCCACCAGGTGGAGGCGGGCCCCGGTGGCCGCACAGGTGCGGGCGATGTTGCCGGTATTCTGGGGAATTTGGGGCTCAACCAAAACAATGTTCAAAGTTGGCATAGGGGGTATCATCATCCTTACGGCGGGGTCGCCCGTCAAAAATAAGAACAACTGCCGCGGCAAAAACTTTGCATCCCGCTTCCCTCTTTGCAGGGAGACTGATACCGGCGGGGAACTCCCCCACATCCGGCATGCAACAATTGTTACATATTCTATTTAACTATAATTTTCCGTGTTCGTCAAGGGGCGACACCAGGGGATTTCCCCCTCCGGCGGACAACGCAAGCGTCCTATCCCCCAATCCGCCAGTTTTTCAAATGTTTTTGAGAAGTTGCAGTTTTTTTGCAACTTCTTTTTTCTTTTGGCGGGAAAGATGAAGGGCCCTTCCCCCTTCTCGAAAGACCAATGGATTGTGAGGGATGCGTTTGGAAACACCTTTGACCGCTAAGGAGCGGTTGTTCTGCGGGGCTTACGCCCGCCTGCTGCTGCCCCGGGAAGCTGCCCTGGAGGCGGGATATCCAGGCAAAAAGGCAGCAGCCATCGCCGGCGAGCTTCTCTGCCGGGAGGAGATCCGCCAAGCGGTGGGGGAGGAGATCCGGCGGGCGCCCCACAAAGACCTGCTTCCAGAGATTGTCAAAAACGGCCTCCTACGGCTTATCTTCTCCTCGGCCCAAGGCGGTGTGACAGCAGAAGGGGCGGATCTCCCCGACCTGTTCGGCGTGTCGGAGATCAAATCCGGCAAAAACGGGGTGGAGGTCAAGTTTGCCGACCGGCTGCGGGCCCTAGAACTGCTGTGGGAGATCGCCAAAGAGGAAACCCCCGCCGGGGAGAGTCCCATCTACCAGGCTCTCCTCATGAGCGCCAAGGCCCTGGAGGCCCATGGGAAGGATTGACCGCTTTTCCCCCAAACAGCTGCGGGTGCTGACCTGGTGGCTGGAGGAGGGATACAGCGGCATCCTCTGCGACGGGGCCATCCGCTCCGGCAAGACCTTCTGCCTCACCCTCTCCTTTGTGCTGTGGGCCATGGCCTCTTTTGCAGGGGAGGACTTCGCCATCTGTGCCCGGACGATCCGGGGGCTGCGGCGAAATCTCCTCTTCCCCCTGCTGCCCTATCTGCGGGAGCTGGGGATGGAGGTGCGGGAACAGCCCTCCCAAAACCTGGTGACCATCCGCCAGGGGAACCAGCAGAACCGGTTTCTTCTCTTCGGAGGCAAGGACGAGGGCTCCGCCGCCCTGATCCAAGGCGCCACCCTGGCGGGGGTGCTGCTGGATGAGGTGGTGCTGATGCCCCGCTCCTTTGTGGAGCAGGCCCTGGCCCGCTGCTCGGTGGAGGGGGCCAAATTCTGGTTTAGCTGCAACCCCGACCACCCGGGCCACTGGTTCTACCGGGAATGGGTGCAGAAAGCCGAGGAGAAGGGCATCCTCTACCTCCACTTCACCATGGAGGACAATCCGGGGCTCTCCGACCAGGTGCGCCGGCGATATGAGGGCCTTTACTCCGGAGGGTTTTACCGGCGGTATGTGCTGGGGGAATGGTGCGCCCCCCAAGGACTTGTCTACCCCATGTTCGACCCTGTCCGCCACCTGCGGGAGCCGGACGGGGAGTACCGGAGGTACCTGATCTCCTGCGACTACGGCACCGTAAACCCCTGCTCCATGGGGCTGTGGGGAGAGCGGGATGGGGTGTGGCACCGGCTGGCGGAACAGTATCTGGACAGCCGCCGGGACGGCCTGACCCGCACCGACGAGGAGCTTTATGCTGCCCTGGAAGAACTGGCTGGGGACCGGGCCATCGAGCAGGTAGTAGTGGACCCCTCGGCAGCCAGTTTTCTAGCCTGCATCCGCCGTCACGGCCGGTTCCGGGTTTTACCCGCTGACAACCGGGTGAAGGAGGGGATCCAGCTGGTGAGCGAAGCCCTTCTCGCAGGGAGAATACTTTTCTCCCCCCAATGCGCCGACACCATCCGGGAGTTTTCCCTCTACCGGTGGGACGAAGGGGCGAGGCAGGACAAGCCGGTGAAGGAGTTTGACCACGCCATGGATGACATCCGCTACTTCGCCATGGCGGCGATGCAGGAGGGGGAATCCGGGTTCTTCGCCGTGAGTGTGGAGCGGGGATGACCTGTTCCCAAAAAATCCCTTTTTCGCCCGCCGGCGGGGCGGATGGGGACGGCAACCAACAGCGCGCCCCCTTGGGGGGCAAAACAATTATGAGAAAGGAGGAGGATTGTTTGGGCTTTTCGAATTTATTCCGCAGGCCTGCCCTTTCGGTGCAGACCGGGCGGGGCTCCCCCCATCCATTCAGCCCCTTGGAGGACTACACCCCTCTGTGCGGCTGCGATGGGGAACTGTATGCCTGCCTGCGGGAAGCGGTCCCCATCATCGACGCGGCCATCGACAAAATTGTCCGGCTGACTGGCGGGTTTACCGTACTCTGTGAGGAGGAGGCCGTCCGGGAGGAGCTTTGCCGGTTTCTCTCCCAGGTGCCAGTCTCCGGCGGGCAGACCGGCATCGCCCCCTTTTTGGCCTCCTACCTGGACAGCTTATTGACCTATGGCTCGGCGGTAGGGGAAATCCTCCCCGGGGAGGAAGGGGTCCTGGGGCTGTACAACGCCCCCTGCCGCCAGGTGACGGTCAAACCGGGCCAATCCCCTATGGAGCTGTGCTTTTACGTCCCCGGGGAGGAGGGTCTTGTACCGGTGCGGGAACCCCAGTGGATCTTGTTTTCCGCCCTGCGGCCCAACCCCGGGGAAATACGAGGGAATTCGCTTTTAAAGGGCCTGCCTTTTGTCAGCGATATCCTGTTAAAAATCTTCCGCTCCATCGGCAACAACTTTGAACGGATTGCCAACCTGCGTTACGCCGTCACCTACAAGCCCGGCGCCGGGAGCCTGGACCGGGCCTATTCCCAGGAAATCGCCGCCTCCATCGCCAAGGAGTGGCAGAACGCCATGAATTCGGGCAAAAGCGGCTCCATCCGGGACTTTGTGGCAGTGGGCGACGTGGATGTCAAGGTCATCGGTGCGGACAACCAGATGATTGACACCCAGGTGCCGGTGCGCCAGATGTTGGAACAAATGGTGGCAAAACTGGGGATCCCGCCCTTTTTATTGGGCCTCAACTGGTCCACCACCGAGCGGATGAGCGCCCAGCAAGCGGACATCCTCACCAGTGAACTGGAGTATTACCGCTCCCTCTTGACCCCGGTGGTGGAGAAGGTCTGCCGCAGCCATCTGTTGCTAAAGGGGATGGACCGGCCCTTCTCCATCGACTGGGACTGCATCAATCTGCAGGACGAGGTGGAGCTGGCCAACACCCGGCTGATCCAGCTTCAAGCCGACCGGCTGGAGCGGGAAAACAAGGAGGCTATGGATGAATAGAATCGACCCATTCCCCGAAGCGGCGGCCGGGGAGAAACAACTCGCCGCCATCAACCGCTTCTCCCGCCGGAAACTCTCCCCCGATGAGGTGTTTGTCTTTGCGGTCAACCTCTGCGACAACGAGGTGGACCGGGATGGGGAGCGGTTTACCCGCCCCGCCTTGGAGGCCCTTGCCCCCATGATGCTGGGCAAGACCGGCATCTTCGACCACAATCCCCAGGGTGCGGGGCAGACCGCCCGGATCTTTTACACGCAGGTAGTGGAGGACGCCAGCCGGGAAACCAGCTGCGGGGAACCCTTCTGCCAGCTGCGGGCCCTGTGTTACCTGCCCCGATGCGAGAAAAACGCCGACCTGATTTTGGAGATTGACGCGGGGATCAAAAAAGAGGTGAGCATTGGCTGCACAGTGGCCAAAAAAAGCTGTTCCATCTGCGGGGCAGCGGCCGGCTCCTGCGGACACAAAACGGGGGAACGGTACGGCGGCCAGCTGTGCTGCACCCTGCTGGAAGAGCCCACCGACGCCTATGAGTGGTCCTTTGTGGCGGTACCCGCCCAGCGGGAAGCCGGGGTAACCAAAGCCTACGGCACCGCCCTCTCCCCTGGGGAGCTGAAGAAGAAGCTCGCGCTGGGGGAAGTCACTTTAAAATCCGGGGAGGCCAAAGCCCTTCTCACCCAGCTGGAGCGGCTGGAGCCACTTGCCCAGGCTGGGGAGGAGTACCTCTCCTCCCTGCGTCGGGAGGTGGAGAAGGCACTGGTGCTTCAGCACCCGGCCCTGACTGGGACCCTGGCCCAAAAAGCGGCGGCTTCCCTCTCCTGCCGGGAACTTCAATCCTTCCTGGCCGGGCTGGGAAAAGGCACCGGCCTGCCGGTGCCCCAGCTCTATCGCCCGGAGGGAACCATAGCCACATCCAACCGCCATTTTAAACTGTAAGGAGGCTATTTTTATGGGCAATTATCAATCGGTTGTTCTGGAAAAATCCATGTACCACACAGGCGAGGGCTTTTTTAACCGCCTGGAGGCCTTGGATCCCTCCCGCGGGTACGAGGGCACCGACCTCTGCGGCCTGGACGCCCTGGAGCGCCAGCTGAAACGGTTCGACATCAAAGTAAGCGGCCCCTTGGGCGACCGGGTGGAAAAATTCTTCCAGGACCCCCAGTCCGCCCTCCTCTTCCCCGCTTACCTCACCCGAGCAGTGGAGCAGGGGATGAAAAACTCCCCCTTGGATCTAATCCTGGCGGCCAAAACGGTGGTGAACACCCCCGATTACCGCTCCATCTCCTCCACCGCCAGCGAGGATGAGGACAAAGCCATCGCTGAGGGCGGCGCCATCCCCGCCACCCAGATCCGCCTCAAGGATAAACTGGTGACCCTCAACAAGCGGGGCCGGATGCTCTCGGCCAGCTATGAGGCAATCCGCTTCCAGCGGCTGGAGCTGTTCGCCGTCACCCTGCGGCAGATCGGCAACTCCATCGCCCGGCGCAAGCTGAAAGACGCGGTGAGCGCCCTCATCGGCACTGGGGATGATGCGGCGGAGAAAACCGTCTGCGCCACCTCCGGAACCTTGGCCTACAGCGACCTTCTCAAGCTGTGGCAAAGCTTTGAGGACTATGAGATGAACCTGCTGCTGGCTTCCCCCGACATGGCGGGCAAAATCCTCTCCCTGCCAGAGTGCAACCTGCCCGGCTGTGCCGCCGCCTTCACCGGCCCGGACGCGGCCCTCACCCCTTTTGGCGCGGTGCTGATCAAATCCGACGCGGTACCTGCGGGAACAGTCATCGCCATGGACAAAAACTGCGCTTTGGAGATGGTCTCCTGCGGCGGGGTAACCGTGGACTCCGACAAGGTGATCGACTGCCAGCTGGAGCGGGTGGCCATCACCGAGACCTGCGGCTTCGCCAAAATCTTCCCCGACGCGGTGAAGGTCTTGACCCTGACTGCATAAGGGGTGCGCCTATGTCGGAAGTTGACGCCGTATTGACGGCATTCCTCTCCCTCGCCGGTTTGGACGAGGGGGAAAAAGAACGGTGGCGGGGGCTGTGCGCCTCTGCCTGGAACGACCTGCTGGCCCACCTGCGGGAGGGGATTTCCCCCTCCCAGCAGGGGGAACGGCTCACCCAGGGGGCGGCGGCTATCGCCTATTACAAATACGCCCTTTTAGAGGCGGCGGTGGGGTGCCACAGCCTCAAGGCGGGGGAGCTTTCGGTCTCCTGCGATGGGGACGGCCTGCTGCGGGCAGCCGGAGCCATCCGGGACGACGCCATCCTCTCCCTTGCCGACCTGGCGGACTTCTCCCCCAAAGTCCTTTTTGAGGTGAAACCGTGACCGGTGTGGAGGCCATCCTCACCCGCCTGGGGTGGGAGACGGCCATCGAACACCAAGGGGAGGTGCACCGGGTAAAGGCGGTGGTGCAGCCCATCCACGACCGGAGCAAGCTGTATTTGGAGGCGGATTACTCCGCCTTGGGGCAGCTGGAAAAAGGCCATGCCCTCTACTATGGGCCAGCCCTCCCCTACCCCCAGCAGGGGGACTTTATCCGCTTTGGGGAGGAACATTATTTTGTGAAGCAGGCGGAGAACTTTTACGGCAAAGGCAAGGCCCTCTACCGGTGGGCGGTTCTCCAGCGGGCGCGGGAGGAGGAGCAGGATGACTGATTTGAAGGAGCTGAAACAACAGCTGGTGGACTACCTCTCCGACCATTTTTCCGGCCAAGGGGTGGCGGTGATGGGGGAATTTCCTCCATCGCCCAAGCCCTCTCCCCTCCTAAAAAGCCGGATTGCCGTGGGGTTTGACGCTATGGCAGTTCAAGATGCAGGGCTGGACGACTATCTGGGGGAGGACAGCAGCCAGACCCTGCGGGGGCGGTATGTACAAATCACCCTGCGGTTTGATCTGGCCTGCCCGGTCCGCCTGGGGGGTGGGGCCTGCCAAGGGCTGTTCGAGGAGCTGCTCGACGCTCTGCTCCTTCGTCGCAACAGCCTGGGGGTGGAGGAGCTGACCTGTGGCCCTGTAGCTTACGACAAAAACATCGGGGGCTTCCTCTTGTGCGCCAAGGGGCGGATGAACGCCTTGATCAGCGCCGGGGAGACCTCCCTCGCCATTGATGAAATTGAACTGAGGAGGGTGATGGAATGAACCCCATTGCTACCAAACGGCCGGGGGTGTACTCCCAATATGCGGTGACCAGCCTGTACGCCCGGCCGGTCAGCGAACGGGCTGCTGCCCTGGTAGGCGTTTTTCCCGAGGTGGAGGGGGTGACCCGCCTTTCCCGCTACAGCGAGGCCGCCGCCCTGCTGGAAGGCTGGGCATTAGCCGCCTGTTCCCTCCTGTTTGGGCGGGGGGTGGCCGCGGTCTACCTCTCCCCGGCAGCTACCGATACAGCGGAGGGGTACGCCGCCGCCTTTGCCGCCTTGGAGCCGGTGGCCGAGGTGGGCTGCATCCTCTGCGATAAGGCCGAGGAGGACATCCTCGACGCCTTGCAGGAGAGCTGCCAGCGGGCCAGCGAAGGAAGCCGGGAGCGGTTGGGTTTCTGCGGGGTGGACGACAGCGCCGCCGCCTCTTCCCTGGCCTCCGCCCTGAACAGCGAGAGGATGGTCCTCGTCTGCCCTGCCCCCTCCCTGGGCGGTGCGGCATGCCCTCCTTTGGGCGCGGCGGCAGTGGCCGGGGAAATCCTCTGTGAAAGCGACCCCTCCACCGGGTTCTCCGGACGGGAAATCCCGCTGCCGGAGGGCCTCTCCCGGGAACTGGGACAGGATGAGGTGGAAACCCTGCTGGGCGCTGGGGTCACCCCCTTGGAGACCCAGCCGGGCGGGGTGGAGATCATCCGGGCGGTGACCACCCGCACCAAGACCGGCGGCAAGACGGATTTGAGCTTCCTGCCGGTCAACACCATACTGATTATTGACCACGTGATGGAAACGGTGCGGGGCGCCCTCAAATCCCGGCTCACCGGGATGAAAAACACCACCCAGACCCGGGAGAGCATCGCCTCCCAGGTGACAGTGGAACTGGGTCAGCTGCTGGATGGGGAGATTATCGAAAGCTATGAGCCGCCCCGGGTGTATGTCCACCCGGACGACCCGGCGGTACTGGTGGTAGAGCTGGCCTTTGCCGTGGCCCACGCCGCCAACCAGATTTTGATCTCCGCCAGCATCCAGGTGTAAAGGAGGCACAGGTATGGCAATTGGTTCTCTGCCGACAAGCAAGGATATTTACATTGAAATCAACGGCAAAAAGCTGGCCGTAGTCCAGAGCTATAAGGCCCGGTCCACCCGGGAAAGCCGCACCATTGAAGCCTTTGGTTCCAGCGAACCGGTGGGCACGGTAGGGGGGCGGGTAAAACACATTCTGGAGCTCTCCCGGGTGTGCCTGACCGGCGGGTTGGACGATGGCATCGGCTTCTTCGACCTCTCCGGCTTCAACGTGGTAGTGGTCAAACCCGACCGGAAAATCATCTACTCCGGCTGCGAGTGGGCCGGCATCACCGAGACGGCCGCCTTGGGGGATGTGATGGTGGAATCAGTCACCGTCGCCGCTGCCAAGCGGATGGAGCTGCGATGAGCGGGCCCAGCTTCGCCCCCCTGACCGCCGGCGACGCCCTCAAATTGCGCCGGGTGGCCGCCCAGGTGCTCCCCCAGCTATTCGCCCAGATGGACGACGACCTAGGCGCCCTGGCTGTGGCTTACAACTGCGCGGCGGTCTTCCTCTCCCTGCGGCGGGGAGAGCCTCAGCTGACCCACCCCGCCCAGGTGCTGGAGCGTTTCTCCCTGGAGGAGCTGGCCCAGTATGCCCAGCTCCTGCGGGAGGGCGGGGAGTGGGGCGTCAACGAATCCTTTGACAGGGAGGTGGGAAGATGACTGGATTGGAACGGGCCCTCGCCCGAAACAAAGAGGCCGCCGGGCTGACCCCGCCCCACCGGGAGAACCTTCCGGCGGCGGTGATGCCAGATCCCCCCGCGGTGGCACAGATGCCCAACCTCCCCCAAGAGGGGGAACCCGTTGCCGATTGGAAACCGGCGGAGATGGAGGCCTTCCCTGCCTCCCCCCTTTGGGAGGATGAGGACAACCTCCTTCACCGGATGGCCAAACTGCAAGAACGGGAAGCCCTGCGCTTCCCCTTTGGGAGGGATTTTTGATGGATCGCATGCAATTCGGGGACTACCTCTTCCCCCACAACCCCCACACCATCCAGGTGGAGACTGCCCAGAAGGCGGCAGAACTATTCCTTCCCCGGCTGGGGGGACGCATCCAGCCCCTGGGGCCCCAATGCCGGCGGATCACCTGCAAAGGGGAACTGTTTTCCGACAGCCCACAGAAAACAGGGAAAGCCCTTGCTTCCCTGGCACAAGCGGCGGGAAGCGGGGAGGTCAAGACTTTATTCCTCCCCACCGGCGAGGCGCTGTTTGCCCTTTTTGAACGGCTGACCTACACCGCCGACGGGGACGGGCGGGTCATCGCCTACACGGCGGTGTTTTTGGAGGAGGCAGGGCAGTGAAAGGACGGTGGCCACAATGAGCAATTTGATCCAGCTGACCGGGTACAGCCAGACCGGGACGGCCTGCCCGCTGCCCCAGCCGGTCTCCCTCCAACTGAGCCGGGCGGTGGACTCCCCGGCGGACGGGCTGGAGCTGACCCTTCCCCTACCCCAGGACCTGCCGCCCCTTTGTAAAGTGAAAGCCCAGCTGCCAGGGGATATCCTCTTCATCGGGGAGGTGGATGAGGAGGAGCGGGTCTCTTCCCCAAAGGGGGAACTGCTCTCCCTCTTTGCCCGGTCGGACGGGGCGCTGCTGCTGGACAACCAAGCCCTTCCCCAGCGGTTTGACTCCCCCCGGCTCCAGGATGTCTACCAGCGGTATATTGCCCCTTACGGCTTCCCGATCGCCGGGTTTGGGGAGCTGCGGCTCCCCTCTTACCGGGTGTCCAAGGGGGCCAGCGAGTGGGAGGCCTTCTGCGGGTTTTGCGAGGGAGCTCTAGGGGTGCGGCCCTACCTGACCCCCCAGGGAGTCATTGAACCCCAGCGGCCCAGCGGGGGGCGGCGGTACACCATTGGGGAGGGGGGCTTAGCCTACCAAAAGCTGACCTTCCGGCGGGAGCGCAGCCGGGTCCTCTCCAAAATTTGCATCCGGGGGGAGGAGGGCTACTACTCCTCCGCGGTCTCCAGCGAAAAAGCCCAGGAGATCGGGGTGCGGCGCAAACGGTACTGGATCCCCCCCGATGAATACCAGCACAACCCCCAGGCCGGGGCGGACCGCCTGCTCATGGACGCCTGGAACCGTTACCGGCAGGCGGAGGCGCTGCTGCCCGACCTTCTTCCCCTCTCCCTGGCCGACCGGTTCGACCTCATCGACTCCATTGGCTCGGAGATGGGATATTACCCGGTGGAGATCCGGTGGGAATTCTCCGCCAGCGGGGCCTTTACCCGGCTGTATCTACGAAAGGAATGACAACCATGACAAACCAATTGGACCCCTGCACCGGGAGGATCTCCGCCTCGGCGGAAGGTAAGATCACCGCAGCTGCCGACTGCTGCGACACCCTCCCCCTCTTTTGCCCCAGCGGCCTACGCTGCTTCCCCAAGGAGGGGGAACAGGGCTTCCTCATCCCCTTTGGGGGCGGCTACGCCCTGCTGGGCACCGCAGCTTCCACCCAAGGGCTGAATCCGGGGGAGCTCATCCTGGAAAGCGGCGGCGGGGCCTATATCCACCTGAAAAACACCGGGGATGTGGTAATCAATGGGCTGGCCATCCAACCCGACGGGACAGTGGTCCCCCCTCAAAAGGAGGATACCTAATGGACACACTTTTGCACAACGGGGATTTTCTCTTGGACAGCCGGGGGCTGCCCCAGACGGTGGATGGGAAGGCGGAACTAGCTCAGCGGGCGATGATTCGACTCATCTGCCGCAAAGGGGGCTTTGCCCCCAACCCTAAGCTGGGCAGTGAACTGTACCGTCTCAAGAGGGGTCCCGCCGCCCAGATGAACCGAGCAGCCCAGGGGTATGTAATGGATGCCCTCGCCCCTATGGCCGGGGCAAAAGCGGGAGAGATCACCTGCCGCTATGACCCGGAAGAAGATCGGATCGAACTTTCCCTGGAGCTGGCTTTGGGCGAGGCATCCACCCTGTTGGAGGTGAATTTATAACATGACCCAAACGGAAATTCGGACGGCCATGACCGACCGCTTCCGGGAATTGACCGGCGCGGAGGCGGACGACGCCTCCGACCTGGGCATCCGGATGACGGTACTGGCCGCCCAGCTGGAGCTTTTGTACAACTACGCCGCAGAACTGGAGGCCCGGGCCTTTCCTGAGACCAGTTCCGGTGAGTTTTTGGACCGCCATGCCGCCCAGCGGGGCTTGCAGCGCAAGGCGGCCACCTGTGCCCAAGGGGTGCTGAAGTTCGTCCGCGCCACCCCGGCCCCCCAAGACATCCCCCTTCCGGCGGGGCTGATTGTCTCCACCGACGGAGAACCCTCCTATCGGTACCAAACCACCGAGGACGGGATTCTCCCCCAGGGGAAGACAAGCGTGCTCATCCCCGCAAAGGCAGAACTTGCCGGACGCGGGGGAAATGCGGCATCCGGCGCCGCCTCGGTGCTGATCACCCCGGCCAGCGGTATCGCCTCGGTGAGCAACCCCGACCCCTTCACCGGCGGGGTGGACGCGGAGGACGATGAATCCCTGCGCAGGCGGCTGCTGGAGAGTTACCGGGAGGTGTCCAACGGAGCCAACGCCGCCTACTACCACCAGGCTGCCTTGGAAGAAGAGGGGATCACCTCTGCCCTAGTTCTGCCCCGGCCTTCCGGCGCTGGCACGGTGGAGGTGGTAGTCACCGCTGGGGGGACCGCTCCCTCCCGGGAGGTGATGGACCGCCTCAAGGAGCGGTTCGCCGCTGAAAAAGAGATCAGCGTGGACGTCACCCTCACCCCGGCCCAGGCGGTGGCGGTCCCTGTCTCGGTGGAGATTGAAACCTCTGCCGGACTGGAAGAGGCTAAAACCCAGGTGGAGGAAGCCCTCACTCAATACCTGACGGGGCTGGGGGTGGGCAGCAGCGCCCTCCTCGCCGGGATGATCCACAGGGTGTATAGCCTGCCCTCTGTCACTAACTGCCGCTTCCTCACCCCTACGGGGGACACCTCCATTGAGCCGCGGCAGGTGGCGGTGCCCGGGGCCATCACCGTGACCCAAATGGGGGCCGCCCAATGAGGGCGGCGGCTATGGCCCTGCGGGAGATGCTCCTCCCCATGGGTCTTTATGACCTCTCCCCCGACAGTTTTGTCAGCCGGGAACTGGAAGCCTACGGGGTGGGGTTCGCCTTGGTGGAAGAGGTCTTGCGCCGGGTGGCGGAGGACAGCTTTGTCATCAGCTGTTCCGGGGAAGCGCTGAGCCGGTGGGAGTCCCTCCTGGGGTTGCCCACCCAGCTGGAAGTCCCCCTGGAAAGCCGCCGGGAGACGGTGCTGGCCCGCTTGGCCATCCGGCCCGGGGACTTCACCCTCCCCCGGCTGGAACAGTCAGTCAGCGGGGCCGGGGTCAAGGTGAGAATCACCGAGAACCCGCCACAGGGACCTCTTTCGATCTCCTTTGTGGACACCCTTCTGGAGTATGAAAACTGGGAGCAGCTGAAAAAGCAGATCCAGGCCCTGCTACCTGCCCATCTCCCGGCGGAGTTTGATGTGGGCATTCTGACTTGGGAGATGTTCGACGGGTTCAGCCTCTCCTTCATCGACTGGGATTCGGCCGATTTCAGTTGGCAATGGTTTGATATCAACGGCCACAAACTTGGAAAGGAGGGACAGCATGCCTAGTTCCCAAAAAACCGCCCATCTCTCCCTTAACAGCTGGTCCGGCGCCGACAAGCCCAAAATGGACGACTTCAACGCTGACAACCTCAAGCTGGATGCGGCGTTTCACCAGCTTACCCCAGTGTGCGGCAGCTATGTGGGGGATGGGAAGATCACCCGGGCGGTGGACTTGGGGTTCCGCCCCAAAATATGCTTGGTCTACACCGACTTCGTCCCCCTGCTGCGGATGAACCCCACTTTGTACACCGAGGTGCAGATCGGCTTTGCCATCCTCTCGGAGGCAGGATGCAGCATGGGAGCATCCCTCACCGATACGGGGATTTCGGTGCGCAGCGGCGCTGGGGAGTACGACTACGAAGCCTTCTTCCTCAACAGCTCCGGCCAGACCTACTACTATATCGCCTTCCGGTAA